GGGGAGTGCCCTGGTTCTGGTTCTTCAGGTTGTTCAAGAGACCCATGTTCGACGTTTCCTCTCTTCTGAACCGCGCAGCATATTTGTTGCGCGGGCTGTTCGGACACACCTTCTCGAAACTGCAACCACCGAAAGCCTTACAACTCGACTCGTTCGGTTCGACCGCGAGCGGGTTCTTCTCCCGAGCCGTCTGTCGAATCGGACCGTCGATTAACTGTTCAACCTTATGCCACTGTTCCTCGACGTGTGTCAACTCCAAGACAGTCGACACGCGCTCGGCATAGAGCCTGCCCTCGGTCTGGTGGTTGTGGTGGGAGAACCGAACGCGACGAGCGGTCGGGATCGAAAGCGTCGCCCACTTCGAATACACAACCGCCTGTACATCGGTCTGAAGCTCGCTCGGACTCTTGCCGTAACCCACGGGCGCGAAAGCGATCTTCTTCCTAAACTTGTGATCGATGACCTCAGGAATCACCAGGTCGGGAACGATCGCGTCGGGATATCCGATGATCCTGATTCCTGCTCGTGTGATCAGGTTTGGATTTTCGAGCGAGTTCTCGATCCGGATGTCGCCCCCCCGGAAGGGTAGACGAAACACGTAGGGCTCTAGCAGGTGGGCACCCGCGAGCGCGAACTTACCGCGCACGTCCTCGCCCGTCTTTGCGAAGTGCTCGATCTGGTTGTGACACTCAGAACCGAGTTGCGCACCCTTACCGGGTGGCTTGCGCGGGATCTTCTGTACCTTGTCGTAATTCCAGGCACGTCGGCACAGAAGGAACGTCTCGACCTGGGAGACCGAGCACCGAACGAGTTCACCGTCGACGATGCTCGGCCCTTCGTTTTTACGCTCGGTCATTCCCAGACACTAGCACACGGGAAGGGTTACGTCACCGAACCAGCGGAGTTCAGGCCAGATCGCGCGACCGGTCGCGAGCGACTCGGCAATCGCCCCGTGTCCGATCGCGAGCAGGCTCGCGAGTTCGTTCCCGACATCGGTTCGACGCATGACCTCGCGAACATCGAGACATTGAAGCGAGGCTTCGAGTGCTTCGAGTTCGGAACACCCGATCTCGCGCTGCGCATAGGCCGAGCACTCCTCAGTGCACCCGAGGTTATTTCCTCGCGCGTCGAACCGACATCCGGGGGCATGGACGATCGTCCCCCGGTCCGGACAGGCGTTCACGTACAGGCGCGAGATCCTCAGAGCTGAGTAAGAGAGACGCTCGTCGATACCCGCTTTCAACCAGCGAGACACGAACGAGTCGACAATCACAGAATAACCTTGGCCGCGACGAGCAACGCGGAACCGAGCGCGATCTCGATCATCATTCGAGACCAGTTATCGCGATTGTAAACCACGGGTGTACCCAGGATTCTGGCGTGATCGTACAGTGCGAGTCCAATCAGAACGACACCAACGAGAAACAGCAGAACAGACACAATCATGATCAAACCGCCTTGAACATCGGGGGAGGCTTCGGGGCGCGCACACGCGGCTTCTTCACGGGAGTCTCGACCTTCGACTTCTCGCGAGCAGGCGCGGCAGGCTTGCTCTTGCGTCCCGTGTTCTTCTCGGCAATCGGGATTGTCTGAACGGGTTCGACCGCACGAGCAGCCGCGCGCGTGTGCTTCTGATCCAGGGCGACACGGACCGCGCCAGTAACCGCGTTGATGACCACCAGGATCAACAGGCAGTAAGCGCTGACGACCGTGATCGTCCAGTGGATTCCGTGAGGAGCGAGGGACAGAAGCTCGACGATGCCCACGAACGCGGCCCCTTCCGCCGTCGTGCCGTACGTCTTCTTCGCCCACTTGAAGACCTTGATCGAACTGAAGACCAGACAGGCGACGAGCGCGATCCAGAAATAGATCCCGGTCGGGGTCTCGAACGAGAGGGGCGCGAAGTGCGCGATCGAGAAGGAACCGATCGGGGCCGCGACCGTCAACCAGCTACCGAGGCCAGCCGCGATCCGGTTTTGCTTCTGAAGAACGGTCCTCACCTGGTCAGTCAACGCGATTTCCACACAAATCCCCGAAGTGTTCGCGGCCGGTCATCGGCCCACGGGTTAACTGTTTAGCGGAACACGGGGCGAGTGTCAACGGGTGGACTTGAACCGGGCGATATCCGCGTTCGGTGCAGCGACGCGGGCGCGCATGTAGTCAAGATCGCCGACCTGGTGCCGCTCGGCCCACCCGAGCAACATGGACGGCTTGATCTGGTGGAACACCCGTTGAAAATCCCCGACCTTGATCCGGAACTGCGCGGTCGACAGGTTCGATAGGGCTCGCCCGATCTTCGTGGCGCTCGGAACGTTCGCGCTAGGCACTCGCGATTTCCACTGAACCTCACCGACCATGGCCTCGGTGTTGACGAGAATTTCCCCCTCGCCCACGAGAACCAGGTTCTTCGAACTGTTCTTCGTGGTCGGGTCGACGAGATACTTCACGATCCATTCAACAACCGCGCTCGTCATCCCCGAGCCCGTCGCTAGATGCTCGTGGAACTCGCGAGCTTCACCTTCCACCAGGAAGCGCGAGGACTCGTTTACCTTGCGCGTTTCTCGAAGATAGAGCGCATGTTCGGCGATCTTGTTTTCGTTGACCCATACCGTCGTAACAGGCGGACCCCCGAGCGATTCGAGGTACTCGGCCGCGCTGTTCGGTGCGTGGATGTAGAGGAAACGCTGCGCGACCGCCGCGAGATCGTCGGCCGAGAGTTCCTCGCCCGTGTCGAAGATGCGATCATTATTCGCGGCAATGATAAGCCGAATGGCACCATCGAGATTGCAGATCGGGAGGAACTTCCGGTTCAGGTTGCGTGAACTAGACCCGATCAGACGGCGGAGTTCAGCGGTAATGCCTCGCCTCTGAGGAAGGGACTCGTCAGCGAACAAAAGAGGGCAGTTCACTAGAACGTCATTGAACCCTTCGAGCACGCGGCCGAGTTCGCTCGGACCGCCCGGAGTCCAAAGACGCGCGAGACCGCTCGCGAGCAGACCCTTACCGACCCCCTTGATTCCCCGGATCATCAGCGCGCAAGCCTGACGATCCAAACGCATCACCGAGGCGACCCAATCAAGCAGACGCTCAGACTCCGTTCCACCGAGCAACGTTAACCAGAGATGGATCTCGGGATGGTTCCTCGGTTTGATGTTTCGGAGAGGTCGCACCGCCTCGAAGAACGTTTGCGTTCGCGCGTCATAGTATGATCGTTGAAGCGCGAGCGAGGCTTGAACGTCGCGAGCTACCGTCGCATACCGTGAAAGAATGCCGGCCGCGCTTAGTGCGGTGTCGTTCCCTTCCTTGTCAGTGATGACGGTCGTAACGGGAGCGCGAGCGAGGTCACGCGGAAGCGAGACGGCGAGATCGTCTTTCGAGATCGGGGCCTGATATTTACCGTTGACGAAGACCCAAAACGCGCGCTTGTTCTGGATAATCCACCGACGCTCGAAGCGTTCGAGAACTTCCTCGATAGGAAGATCGATCTCTTCTTCGGTGATGACACCCTGATCGACAGCCCAGAGGACGAGTTGAGTCTCGGAGTACCCACCCGGGAGATCGCTCGTGGTCTCTTCGTCCTCGGATGCGTCGGGGTCCGCTTCATCGGTGCCGGCCTCGACATCCGCGATCGCCTGTTCGAGACCTTCGGGCTCGGGGTCGGGTTCGTCTTCTTCGTCATCGCTCGCGAGACGAGCCTCGCGCGACAGCCGCTCGCGTACCTGACGATTCCACTCGCGACGTTGATCGTCCCGTTGCTGACGGCGATCGCGAGCGCGCTCGATCATGTCGGCCGCTTCCTCGAACCAGGTCCCCACCTCGGGAGGATCCATCTTCGAGACGCTCGGCCAGAGGATCTGAATCAGCGCGTCGATCGGAACGTCGAGCGGGAGTGAAGTAGCGAGTATCGAACAGACCTGATTCAGCGTCCCGTCACGCGCGCCGTTCGGTGCGAGAACCTCGCCCTTCAGCACGCGATCGAGTGCTTCGTGTCTCCTCTCGTCGCCTTCCTTCGAACTTCGTCCGTAAGCCAGCCGCAACGCGCGCAGCCGCTTGTACAGGGGCTCAAAGTCGACCGGACCTCCCGAGGGTGCCGGCTCGGTGCTTTCGACGGTCCTGGGGGCAACGGGGCGCGTTCCCGTGGGTGTCTTGCCGGCCTCGCCGAGTATCGCGTCGACGTTCAGACTCGCCCCGTGTGAGAACGACGCGATCGGCTCGGGTCCCTTCTCGGGCGCGGTCGGCATGAAATACAGCCGACAGAGATCCTTGGTCTGACGATCGGCCGGAAGCTGAAGCCTCTTCTCGGCCGCTGCTCGGAACCTGTGCCATTCCGAAGCCTTGACGGGTCGCGAGACTGGAATCAGAAGTCGAAGCGCACAGTCGCTCGGGGGCTTGTGGTTGTGGGTCGAGTGGAGAATCGCCGCGAGCCCGGCTTCGTCCACGCGCGAGGCGATTCCTTCAACCTGGTCGAGCGTAACATGATCGATGTCGAACACCGCGACGTGAATCGCGGCGACGTTGTCGTTCAGTCGGTGGAACTGTCCGCCCCCACAATCATAAGCTTTCGCTCGACCGTGGTTTCGACACGTCGGGGGGCACGGGGCGAACTCGACCGGGGACCATGCCTCGCCGAACTTGTGCGAGCAATTCTTTCCCGGGCACGGGTCACAGGCGGTGCGCTTGTGCGTCGCGAGCAACTCGATCAGGTCGGTCCACTCTGCCTGTTGGATCTCGGGCTGACCTGCTAGCGAGTTGTAGAACGCGATCAGCATGGATCGCGTTCGTAACCCGGCGGGTCCGTAACTGTCAAGCGAGCAACAGTTTTACCGGGTCGATTTGAGCGCGAGCCCTGAACGCAAACAGCCCCATCCCCTAGCACGGGAGATGGGGTCACTTCAAGGCGCGGACTTGGTCAGGGTGCGATTGCGCGGATCGCGGCCCAGAATGAGACGGGCTCGCCGTGGCTTCCGACAACCACCAGCTTGCCCGACTGAACGGCGAGCCAGAGATCGAGCGCTTCTCGGTAAATCTCGGCCTCGGGGACCTCGCGAGACTCAGTCCGCGTGCGCCTCGCGGCTTCGGCTTGAACGATCTCGCGCTTCGAGTTCAGGACCCGGAACGTAACATCGTCGCTTTCCCCGGGCGATGCGAGAGTCTTCACGTCGAGTGGATTCGGGCCAAGCCCCTTCTTCCACTTCGAGTACCGTTTGTAGCACCTGACGCACAAATCGAGCGCGGCTCCCGACGTGTTCGCCTCGCGGTCACAGTCGACGATCGAGTTCGTCTCGGGGCCTCGAAGCTTTCCCTTACACCTGACGAACGGCTTCGCTTCTTGGATCATGTTCATTGATTCCGAGCGTAGAACGAGAAAGCGAATCCGAGCGGAGTCTCGCTTCGAATGTTCGCGCGGTCGGGAGTGTTCCGTAGGGTGTGCATCTTGCTTCCCTCGGTGGGCTCAACCGGGTTGGGAGCGGGTGCGTTGAACTCACCCCAAAGACATGTACGCTTCGTGTAAGGGTCGCCGTAATCACACGGATTGAAATACATTCTGGGGTCCCCGTACCACTTCTTCAACCGACCGATAGGATTTTCAAGAGCCCAGAACTGAAGACAACCACGAGCATGATAGGTGAGGATTACGGACATGCACGCATCCGCGATCGACTTCGCTTCGAGAAGTTCGGTCTCGGTCATTTCTGCCCACCAGCGGGCTCCACTCCGAGCAAACTTCGTGCAAGGTGGCGCGGCTAGAATGCCGTAGACCTCGACCGGGGGGGGCTCGAAGAGTCGCACGTCGGCGATAACATGCTCGCGACCAGGTCGCGCTTCGGGTGGAGGTTGAAGGTCCACCGTGATAACGCGGTAACCGTTGACCCCATAGAAGAACGGCCAATTTCCGGTACGGTCACAAAGCGAGAGGATGACCTTCTGCGACATGTGATGTCAGGTACCGGAACGCCCGTCAAGTGTCAACCCTGATCGCCGTTCGGGAACAACTTGTTGACCAGGGAGACCAGGGAGACATGACACGAGCGTGTCAACCCTGTCGGATGCTTCATCCCTTCCGCGAGCATCTTCACCACGGTGAACAGGGAGACGGGGATCGCGATCTTCGCCGCGCACGGGTCCAACTTGACCGCGAGGATCGCCTTTCTGGCTTCGACCTCGTTTTCAGCCCAGACCAGTTCCACATTCAGCGCGTCGCGGTTCTCGATCGAGTTCACGACCAGGAAGAACCCGCGCGCCTCGGGCGTACGGGTTGCGTGAAGCCTCTCGATCTGGAGAGATCTCCACAACTTGTCAACACCGACAGCGCGGCCGGAAGGGTCGCGATCAGTGTCACCGTAGAAGTCACACACGAGAGACAGGGTTTCATCCGCGATCAGATTCTTGTTCATTGGTGGCAACCTCGAAAGGCCTCGGGTAATCTTCGCCTTACGTGGGTCGGTGTCGTTCATGGTTGAGAACCTAGTCACTAACAGGGCGCGTGTCAAGCTACTTGAACTGACCCCACTTCTTATCAGGCGAGCAGAACGGACAGACGCGCGCGAGGCTCCCCAGGTTCTTTATCCTGGCCTCGGTGGTAAACGGGACGTTGTTCCACACCCTGACCAGGTAGAACGGAATTCCCGCCTTTCTGACATGGTAGAGCAGGCGGGAGCCGCGTCCTTCCTTGTGTGCGTTGACGCGGGCGATGAGGTTCTGCGTCCATCCGAGATAGTGTCTCGCCTGCTGCTTCTCGGTCCCGAACGGGCGCTCGAAATGAAACAGGTAACACGTCCCGGTCCGCGTCTTCATACCTGGGAAGGTAGACGCGAACCGGGCGAGTGTCAAGGCATGCTTCGATCTAGTGGGCGATCTGCGCGTCGACGTGCTCGCCCGGGAGTTTCTCCCGGACCACGAACAGCCGAATGTGGGCCTGACCGGAAGCCGGGATCGTGATCTCCCGGTAACCCTGCCTTTGCATCAGACTTTGCAGTTCGTTGATCAACTCGACCTCGCGCTTCTCGTCATCCGTCGCGAACTCGCGAAGCTTGCGCTCGGTCTCCCTGTCGGCCTGCGGTGCGTTCGCGTTCACGGCGACGGGCTCGCCCCGGGTCGTGGTCGCCTGCGCGCCAACGCTAGCCGCGTGCGCCTCGGAACGCACGAGCACACGCGAACGTCGACCCGGTTCCTTCTCCCACACCCACCCGAGATCGTAGCGAACCGCGTCAATCGCAGACCGGGCGAGACCCGACCCGAACTTGTTCTTCACCAGGTTTTCAACGGTCCGATCGTCCAACTTCGGATCCCCGGTCAAGAGGGACTTGACGTACACCCGCTTTTGCTCCGACTCGGCCGAACGAGCCGCGCGAGCCTTTTCGAGTTCCGTATTCGCCACGGTTGCACCCTCCTAGCGTCCCGCTGAATCGCGGGAACACGAAGAAGCTAGATCCGGCTAACTTGAACGACCATCGCCCCGAAGTATTAGACCGATGTCGAAAACTGTTCGAATCGTCAACTCTCGATTTTCGACACGATTTCGGATCCGAACAGCCCCACACCCCCGATCACGGTGCGTGCGAGCGCGGTCGGATTCTTGTCGAAGGTGACGTTCGACAGAGACGCGGTCGGAATATCAGCCCTGTCCAGACGAAGCGATCCGAACTTCTCGACCGTGCCTTGACCGCTCGACTCGCGAAACACGAACCGAACACGGTCGCCGATTTTGAGCGTTTCAATTTTCATGCCTAGTTCCAGACTTCCATTCCCTTGGATTCCATAAGTCGACGCACGCGGTCGAGAAGCTTCTCGGCGTACGCACCCTCGATCTCTTCTTCGTCCGTGTCCCTGACCAGGTGGGTGAACTTGATCAGTGCGGCATGAACGATCCGCGCGTCTTCTTCTGTGAGAGAAAGTTTGATTTCTTTCTTACGCGGCTTCACCTGACGCGCAGACTTGCTTCCCGCCCTAGTCATGCTCGACCCTCGCGTGTTCGCCTTGATTTCCGCTCCAAGTTCTTCGAGAACCTCGACCCCTTGTTCGAAGGTGACTCCTAGATCCTCGACATCCTCGCAGAACGGTTGCCAGAACTCCAAGAGCAGATCCGCGAACCTGTCGCGAAGTTCGGCGCGCTTCGCGGCTGTAAGTCGCCGCGACATCAGTTCGCGAAACCCATCCGGACCGCGCGAGCGTTCAGCCGCGAGCCCTGACGGGTGGGGAGGGGAGGCGGAACCGGGCGGTTGAAGTCCGCGACGATGTCGGCCTCGGTAATGACCAGGGTCTGCGGAAGGGGCGGGGGGACGATGACGATCGGGATCAGCATGTCGCGGGTGACCTCGATCACGTTCTGCTCGCCGTCGACGTTCTCGTTCGCCGCGACCAGGTTCGAGGCGAGATAGGCACGAAGGGCCGCGTTCCGGCGACGAGTCTCGGCCGCCTTCTTCCCGGATGCAACGCGCTTCGGATCCTTCTGGTTCGCCCGGTTCGAGGCCTTGCGCGTCGAGTTCGTGTTCGTCATGCGCAAATAAGTAATCTCGAACCGGGCGAGTGTCAAGCGTCTAGTTCAGACGCTACGGCAACACGGGTACCGCTTCCTTGACGATCACGGTGACCACGATCGCGGCGATGACCGCCGTCTCGGTGGCCGTCAGGGGTTCCTTGCGTTCGAGTTTCGCCCCGAGTTCGCGGAGCTTGTCGGTCCAATCGACCTTGTTGGCCTTCCCCTTATTCACGTCAGTGGCCGCATCCATCATCATCATGAGGCCCGCGTTCATTTGACCGCCCCGAGGTTTGCACCAATCGTTGATTCCCTTCTGCGCCCACTTCTCGGCCTTGTTGAGAGCGTTCGCGAACGCGGAATTCGCGGGAGCGTGCGCCTTGTGCTCGATGACCGCACCCATGATACCGAAGTAGATCATACACTGGATGTCGGTGTCCTGTGCCCTGGCGCCCTGCGCGTATCCGTAACGGTCACCGTAGTTGTTCAGGGTGGTCTGCGCCAACTGGATCGCATCCTTGATCATCTTCTCGGCCACCTCCGGCTTCATCCCCGGAATGGAATCCCCGGGTTTGACGGGAGGCGCTCCCGCGTACACGACCGTGGGAACCCACAGAACCAGAAGAAGGAGAAGACGAGCATTAGTGCCAATGCTCATTTTGACCTCGGCTAAAGTGCGAAACACTATGCCTCGCAACACCTGAAGCCCGTCCCTTTGCAGGGTACGGGCCGCGTTCGGATTCGACTACCGAGTTCAGATCGAATGTCCGGTCGCGTGACCGAGGCACCAGTCGCAGACAAACTTTTCGCAATGCTTACACTTACGCAGTTTGTCGTCAGATTCGAGTTCGTCGCCGCAACCTAGACACGTTACTTCTTCGATCTCGACGTTCGGAAACGACCTCCTGAACAGATCCTCGCGAACCATTCGACCAGTGGTTTTAACTCGTTCGTCAACCGACAGCGTTTTCGTGTACGCGAAATAAGCGTTCGCGTCAAAGGTTGGAGGAATCAGGAAGTCGATCGGACGTTCGTCGGTGTGCATCCACGGGCGCGCGAGGTAGTAAACGAACCGGGCAGGCTTCCAGGGCTCGCCCGCGAGCGCGGCTCGACCCGAATCGGTCAGGATGTACGGGAAGTCGTGGGGCTTGTCCTCGCGCGTTCCGAGGGTCAACCCAAGCGCGTAGAGGCTCGACAACGTGTTCGTACTGAGCAGGAGTCCCGCGCCGTTCTTCGGGTGGTTGGTGAACCTGGTCGTGAGCCCGGTCGGACCAGCCGCTTCAATGACGAGAAGGGCGGTCTTCTGTTGACTGGAGAGTTTCGGGGTCTTCATGTGCGTTGTTCCTTTCAGGTGATGTTTCCGAGCCTCTTCGCCTCGGTGCGCTCGGCCGGGGTCGCGTTCTCCCAGGTGTTCCAGATCAGCACATCCTGACGGAGTTCGTACTCGGCTTTGCTACACGCGCGCTCGCCGTCGAAGTGCTCGACGAACCCGAGCACAGTCCCGGCCGTGTCGTAGATAACGAAGGTGTTCAGGGTGGGGAGCTTGGTCAGGTTGGACATTGCGAGCGCCTTCCGTGTGCTGCGAGCGTGCGAATGTTCTAGCCGAGTCCCGGGCGAGTGTCAACTCTTTCGTTTCGGGAGGAGAGCAACCGCGCCCTTCATGGTGCCAGACGTGGCCAGAACAGGAACTCGCGAACCCTCGGGGTGTGCATGCCACCAGACCGAGACCGCGCGACCGTTCGCGTCGATCGTCCACTCTTTGTAAACGTGGCCGATCAGGACGCCGTTCGTGTCCTCGACGCTGACGCACGAGCCGAATCGCCGAAACGAATCAGTCGAGGTGGGAAGCTGGAACTCAGATCGTGGCTTGTTCAGAAGAATTGGCATGAACGAGACCCTAGACTCAACCAGGGTGGGTGTCAAGCGATATAAACGAGCCCGAAAACGCAAGACCCCCGCCCGATGAACTCGGACAGGGGTCGGGTCTCGAACTCGGTCAGGTGCGCCACCTAGACGGCCGGATTGACGCGGTAGAGCTTCGGGAGAGGTCCGCGCTCGGGATCGTCGGGGCCGCGTTCCTTCTTCGGTTCCGCGAGCACGAACCCGAACTCGACCAGGTCTCGCAGGTAGTTGCGAACCGACGCGGTGCTCGATCCGGTGAACTGCTCGATCTGAGGAATGGTCGCGCACCCGCTGATGACCGCAACCAGGACTTGACCGCGCAACTCGACCTTTTGGGTGTGCAGATAGTGGATATTCCGGATGTGGGTGTCGTTCATGCCGGCATCATGCCAGAGAGTCGAATACTCGACAAGTGGGTGTTAGCGGGTTTCGTGCGCCGGTTACAGCATAAGTGAGCAACCCGCTAACCTCTTGATTTCTCTATTCTTATTCTGATTATTGTTCTAGTTATTCTGTATAAAGGAGTTTAGAGAGGATCTATGTAGAGGGTAGTGATCTGGAGGTGGTATAGTGTAGGTGTGTTTAGTACAGTCTGATCAAGGTAGTGTGTAAAGGGGATCGCTCGAAACTGCTTTATACAGAATAACTAACACTTGTCGAGTTAATTCTCTAGTGATTCCGCGTGGTTACGAGGTTGCGCGGTTACAGAGTAAGTGAGCAAGATACTTTTCAACCCTGCTAGAAACTCTCTAAGCCTGCAACGGCTGTACTCTGCACTTGACGGTCGCCCGGAACCCGGTTAGGTTGCCGCTCGAAGTCGACGCACGGGAGACATAATGTCGAACCGATTGGATGAACTGAACGCGGTAGCCTTGAAGGTGCTCGGACACTGGAAGCGGAACGAGTTCGACGAAGCGATCGAGATTCTTCAGGTCTCACATCCGCTCGTTACCGCGACCGTGTGCATGAATCTGAACGCTGATGGTCGCGGGAAGCTGATTCAGCGGATGGCCAGGATCGCGAAGAACGAGACCGAGTTCGAGTGGGTGGTCGGGATCAAGGTTGACGAGACGTGGGTCGCCGACGGGTTCAGTTTGTCCGACCCTGAGAAGGCACACGATCGCATCTATTCCGCGCTGTTACCGTATGCGCGACCTGACGAAATCGAGGTTCGCGTGATCGCAACTTCCGACGAGAAGCGCATTCGGAAGGTTCAGGGTTATCGAGATTAGAGGCGCGGCTCGCTTCGCGTCGCGTGGGTAGGCGCGCGTACGAGGACGGGAGCGCGACCAGGTTCAGCGGTGCCGAGCGGCTCGGGTCCTCATGGGGTCTCGGGCCGCTCGAACGTTCCAGGGCTCGTCAAGAGCGGTTGAACGAAATCCCTAACAGGTGCATAGTGCCGACCATGACGGATACACAGAACAGGACAAAGCGGGGGAACACCGACGCGGTCGAGCGCGCACTCTCGCACCTGGTCGAGCCGCAGCCGAAGCCGACCGCGAACGAGCACAGTCGCGAGGTCTGGCCTCTGGTGGTCGCGGACCTCCGAGCGGGTCACTACAAGATCGCCGGCTACAGGTTCGGAACCGTGCTCGGGGCCGACGCGCTCGCGGACCTGGGAGAAGCACGAAACCTGTTCGGTCGCTCGAAGCATGGGGTCGCACTGTCCACCGAGAACGGCCGGAACCCGCTCGTCGACGCGCTTCAAGAGTTGCTCGACGCGATCGTTTACACGCGACAGGCTTACGAAGAGACTAGCGGGCCGCTCAAGTCCGCCTGTTGGCACGTTCACCAGACCTCGATCCGCGCGTGTCTCGAACTGCTCGCGATCATGCACAACGCGGGGATCCTGTGACCCTTCGAATCCTACCCATTGCCAGACCTCATGATCCGGACCTGACCAGGATCGCCGACGCGGCCGAGCGCCTCGGAATGCCGTTCGTGTGTTTGGACGATCGCGTTATCCCCTTGGGTGTCAAGAGGGAAGCGACGCGAACCCAAGCTCGAGCATGGTCCGAGGAACTTTGGAAGGCGGGCTTTGCGATCGACGGGTTCGACGAGAACGGGGTTCGGATCCGGCTTCCTGGCCTCGGTGTTCGTCTCTATCCGGTCGAGTCGCTTCGGGATGCGATCCGCGTGAACGAGGGTCTACACGGGCGCGCGGACACGTTTCGCGTTCTGCTCGTCGAAGCTGCAATTCGGCTGGATCTCGGTTCGAAGCGAGTCGAGTTCCGTTCCGAGTTCATGTGTCACCCACCGACCCGAACCTCGCGTTCGTGCTCGGGTTGTGGTTCTGATCATGTCGCCGGCCTCTGTCCTGAACAGCCGCTCGAACACCTTCCGCAGTGTGTTCCCGAGGATGACCAGGATCGCGCGATCTACTGGCACCTGTCCGCGTTGTGCGTGAAGGGTTGCACGGTCGCGGCTCGGTGCCCGGACCGCTGCTCGTGCGAGAACGGGAGGGATTGAGCCATGCCGGAAGGGGGCGGTCGAGGTCGTTTCCAGAAAGGTGATTCTCGTATCAATCGCGGGGGTCGACCGAAGAAGTTCCGAGCCATCCTCGAAGAACTGATCGGGGAGGGGGGCGAGGAAGCGTACCGCGAACTGAAAGCGATCGCGAAGGGCGAGGTCAGTTACACGAAGCTGGTTCGCGAGCCGGCCCCCCATGAAGACTCGGCGAGCGCGGCGCATATCCCGACGGTGGAAGTGTTCCCCGATTGGAAGGTCCGCGCGGACGTTTGGAAGTTCTTGATTGAGCAACTAAACGGGAAGGCGCAAAGTTCGCTCGAAGTATCCGGCTCGATTGATCACAACCACGAACACACGATCAGCCCCGAGACGCTCGCCGGCATGTCCACCGAGCAGCTACTTCGAATCGAGCGCAACCTAGAAGCGATCGAGGCCGAGTTCGAGGTTGCCGAGAAGGGACTCGACCAGGTGCCCGCGCTTCCGGCCGTAACCGAACCCGTGTCAAGCGTGTTGACTCCCACCGTTCAACCGTCTACAGTCCCGAGCGAGGTCGCGCCCGCGCCTCGATTGAAATTCTTCAAGGGGACCTGATGACGAGTGAGAAGAAGTGCGAGACGTGCGACGGAACAGGGAAGGTAGGCTGCGACGAGTGCGGCGAATCCGGGTACGACAACTTCGATCAGGAGTGCGCGTACTGTGACGGCGAGGGTTCGTCACCTTGCTGCGACTGTGAAGAGGTGAAGTGATGACGGAACGAATGTCTGACATCGAGTTCGACGAGAAGCGCGCGGAAGTTCTGGCGGGATACGAACCCGATCGTTTCATCACCGAGGCCGAACGCGCACGCGAGAACGAGCAACGTCTCGCGCGTCTGTTGAGTCACCTGCTCGGGTGCGATGACAGACCGGATGTCGGGACCGCGTTCGAGATCTGCGCGAACGCGAGCATCACCGAGGCCGACCTTCCCACCGACGAAACGACCCTCGATCTTTACAAGATGGCCGCGACCCTGATCACGAGAAACGGTTCGGGTCAAACCGAGTTGCCGCTCGAACTCTCCCCGAGCGACGAAATCGAGAAACGTCAACGGCTGATCGAGCAGGGTCGACGGATCATTCGTGAAGCCTGAACAAGCAACCATGATCGCGACCGTCTCGGAACTTCTCGCCACCTGTCCACATTGCAAGGGGTCAGGTAGACACGCGCTAGTCGCTGACGTGTACTGTATTTCCTGCAATGGCGCAGGTAAGGTAACCGCGAAGTTCGCGGCCGACTGGAAGCGTCTACTCGCGTCTATCTCGGCTACGTCATCCTAAGAGGAGAAACAGTTATGAGTGAGGCGCAGATTCTGGCGATCGCGGGCACGACCGCGTCGGCGTGTTCTATGATCGGTGGTTGGCTCTCACTGAGGTTTCAGACCGCAGGCGCCTTTCTGATCGGCGTCGGTGGCGCTGTCATGCTCGCGGGCAACCTGACGGTCATTTATCGCGGTCTGTCTCGAAACGCGCGCCCGACCAGGTGAGACCCGAGACACGCATCAGAAGGGCTCTAAAGGGCCGGGACTCGCTCAAGAATGCCGAGCGGGTCGCGGCCCTGTCCGCGCTCGACAAGCTGACTAGGGAGGCGCGGGAGAACGCGAGGGAGCTTCGTCGGCTTCAAGGTCTGCTCGCGGGTATCACCCGGAAGGGGCTCGCGGTAGAGCCCGGGAAACGGCTCGGTCATACCAGGTGGCCGAAGCGCAAGACGGGCACAGAACGCGAATCGAGGTGAAGTCGTGGCGGTGTACGTGGACGTGCTTACTGATTACGGAACGAACGGCAAGTCGGCACAGGTGCGCCGCGTCTTCAAAGACGGCTCGTGTCACATGTTCACCGACGGGCCGCTCGACGAGTTGCACGAGTTCGCGTCTCGGCTAGGGTTGCGCCGCGCGTGGTTACACGATGCGCGCGATCTGCCTCATTACGACCTGAACGCAACACGACGCGAAGCCGCTGTTCGAGCGGGCGCGATCGAGTGCGACAAGTACAAGACCGTCGAGGTGATGCGAGCGAACCGGAAAGAGAGACTCGAACGTGAGTAACGCACTAATCGAGAAAGTTCGCTTCATTGCGCAGCCCACGGGTCGAACGTGTGGTCAAGCCTGCGTTGCTATGGTGACCGGACAAACCGTCGAGGACGTGTGTCACGGGATCGGTAATTACGGATCGACTCGATGGTTCGAGATATGCCTCGCGTTGCGCGCGGCCGGTATCGAAACGCACGTCGAGAACTTCCAGCCGATTGATTCCGTTGTCGGGTTCGTCTCACTCGCGATCGTTTCGATCCGATCGGAAGACGAACGTCGAGGCCACTTCGCGGTGTGGGTCGGGGACGCTTATCTGTGCCCTACTGCGGGACGACTAGAACCCGCGTTCGCGTGGGAACTCTGGTCAGCACACGGTTTTATCCCGCGCGACATCTTGCCGATCGAGGTGAAGTCGTGCTCTTGAAATCATTGTTCGCGCGATCCGAGGCACCGCCCGAGATCGTCGAGCCGGCCGCGCCCGCGATACCTGGTCCCGGTCGTGTCTGGATCGAGCGGCCCGACGCGGACCGGAGAAGTCGCCGACCTCGCCTCTGTGCGTTGATCGTCGAGATCACCGAGACGCGGGTTCGGTGGTCGAGCGATTCGGGGGTCGACGGCGACGATCCGCTCGACGTGTTCCTCGAAGAGTTCGAGCCGTTCGCCTAGACCTTTAACAGTTCAGGTGACAACCTCGCGGGTCTGTGAAGGTCCGCGATACAGACCCACGAGAAGCGCGCGAGGCGATCGAGGCGGAACTATGCCGTCGGTCATTCGTGCGCTTTGCGCGTCGTGCATGGCGCGAGATCGAGCCGAACCCGATCGTCTGGAACTGGCATATCGACGCGATCTGTCTTCACCTTCAAGCTGTTGCAGAAGGCAAGATCCGAAACCTTCTAATTAACATCGGCCCCGGGTACGCGAAGTCGATTCTCGTCTCGGTTCTCTGGCCTGCGTGGCGATGGGCTCGACAGCCCTGGTGGCGCGTGCTGGGAGCTTCGCACGCGGAAAAACTTAGCATCCGCGACGCGACCAAAGCTCGAACCCTCATTCAAAGCGCGTGGTATCAGAAACACTTTACCATCGATCCGCGAGACCCATCGTGTCAGGAGCGCTGGCAACTTCAGGTTGATCAGAACGTTAAGACGTATTACGCGAACACCGCGCTCGGATTCCGTCAAGCTCTAAGCGTGACGGGAGGTGGAACAGGCTACCGAGGCGATACGCACATTTACGATGACCTTCTCGACGCAAGCGACGCGCGTTCGTCTAGCGCGAAGTTGACCGCTCGAAGGTGGCTGACGGAAACGATGACCTCTCGTTTCAACAAGCAAGCCACGGGCGAGAAGGTCGCGATCATGCAACGGCTCGCGGATGATGATCCGAGCGACCTAATGCTCAGGTCTCGCGAGTACGTGCATTTGCGCATACCGAGTGAATACGAGACTCCTGATAAATGCCCGGTCAAGGAATGCGTCACCTGTCACCGAGACGGCGGTCGAACCCCGGTCATTGATCCCGAGACCGGAGAGCGCTGGAAGGATCCACGAACCAAGGAGGGAGAACCTGCGTTCCCTGCCATGTTCGGAAAAGAAGTGCTTGAACGCGACAAGGATCCCCACTCTGGTATGGGTGCGATCGCTTACGCGGGCCAGCACCAGCAGCGACCCGTCCCCGAAATGGGAGGTCTGGTCAAACGGGAATGGTTGGGCAAGCGCTGGTTCTACCCGGGAAGCTCGAACGAGTCGGCCGGCCTGGAAGTCATCGGGCTAGAGCGTCGGCCCTACAACCCCAGGACGAGCAAGCCGAACCGCCGCTTCATCGTCACGGATGCCGCGTTTAAGAACCTGGAAGATAACGATAAGGTCGCGATCGGAGTGTTCGACCTGGTCGGCCCGGATCTCTACTTGATTGACTTCAAGTGGGATCACATGGGCCTGACCGATACCATTCAGGCGATTATCGATCTGCGCGCGAAGTGGAACGCGACCGCGTTCAAGGTCGGGAATACGCTGGTCGAGGATAAGGCGAACGGCTCGGCTGTCATCGAGGTTCTACGGAAGAAGATCCCGGGCATTCTGGAGATCGAGCCCCTCGGGTCGAAAGAGGCGCGCGTCGCGTCTGCGGCTGATTTCATGCACTCCGGGAACGTCTGGCTTCCCGAAGCGCATCACCTCATTTCCGACGCAATCGAGGAAGCGACAAGTTTCCCGCTCGGCCGTCGAGACGACTGGATCGACATGGTCGCGTACGGTGTGCTTATCGCGTTCCTTGGTTCGGATCTCTCGACCTTGGAAGGTCTTGCTAAGTGGTGAGTAGATCGGGACACATTTCCCGAAGCAAACGCTCGGCACCGTATGACGAGTGATGGAAGAACACGGCCGACGAACCGAAAGCGTAGATCGACCGCCCACCTTCCGCGTTGACCGGATCGAGCCAGTAAACATGACGCTCGACCTCGTGTTCTTCGAGCCCAAGTCCGCGAGCGAGTGCGTTCAATTCATCCTCTGACCAGGTCGACGCGACGGGCTTCGTGTCCACCTTCACACCGAGCCAGTCAGCGATCGACGTTCCGAGAAGTTCAGCGGGCATGACGTAATTCCTTCGACGACGAGTTCGCTCGGAAACCTAACCGCGTTCCGGTCGAGTGTCAAGCAACCGTTTTCGGGTCTCGCGCACGCACCCGCGAGGGTGTAGGATTCTCGACGTGCGTCCCGAAAATCACTTGACAGTTTCGACGGGTTCGTTTCGCCGCGACGGTTGGAAGAGTCTCTTGACCGGGATCGGCGACATGTACCGCGATAAGCGGATGTCAGCCGTTCAAATCGTTTACCGACTCACCCGCGAGGAACTTCGCGCGTTGTGGCTCGCTAACGACATGGGCTCAAACATCGTCGAGAAGTTCGCGGCCGAGCAGGTTCGGAAGTGGCTCGACGTGAAGGTCGAGGGTGACAAGGAAGCCGGCGAAGCGTTCGACGCAAAGCTCGAAGAACTCGGCGCGCAGCGCAAGTTCCAGCAAGCGCTAGAGTTCGAGCGCGCGTACGGGGGTTCCGCGATCCTGGTCGGTGTGAATGACCGCTCGGACCTCGCGGGTCTGGTCGAGCCTCTTCACGAAGATCGAATTCAGTCGGTCGATTACCTGAACGTGTTCGAGGCGCGCGATCTGCCCGCTCTTGAGTATTATGATAACCCCCTCGAAGCCAAGTACGGCGAGGTGAAGATTTTCGGATTGACCCCGCGCCTTCTCGGTTTGAGCGGCACAGGGTTGATTGCCGTTCACGAGTCCCGCCTTCTCGTGTTCGACGGTTCGCCTATCTCCCTGGAAGATAGAATCGCTAATCGCGGGTGGGGTGATTCCGTTCTGAACCGCTGTCACGGGGCGATTCGCGATCTCGGTCTTTCGTGGGAGTCGGCCGCAGCACTCTTGCAAGACTTCGCGCAGGCGGTGTTCAAGATCAAGGGTCTGGCCGAAGCTGTCGGAAACGACCGCGACGAACTCGTGATCAAGCGTCTGCAACTCATGGACATTTCCCGTTCGGCCCTGCGCGGGATTGCGTTGGATGCCGACGGCGAAGATTTCGAGCGGAAGCCGACCCCTATTTCGGGGCTCGCCGAGATCCTCGATCGCCTGTGTAACCGCCTTGCCGCAGCCGCGCGAATGCCTGTAACCCTTCTGATGGGTCAGTCGCCGGCCGGCCTGAATGCGACAGGCGACTCGGATATTCGGTGGTTCTATGACCTGATCGAGTCTCTACAGAAGAACCGCGTTCGTCCCCAGGTCGAGAAGTTGGTTCGTATGCTCGCGCTCGCGAAGAACGGACCGACGAACGGTGTAGAGCCCGAGAACTGGTCGATCGAGTTCCGGCCGCTTTGGCAACTCGACGCGGTTCAGGAATCCACGATCCGGTTAAATATCGCACAGGCCGACGAGAAGAATATCGCTAACGGAGTGTACACCCCCGAGGAAGCTTCGACTCATTACTCGGGAGACAAGTTCGCGCTCGACGTTCAGCTTGACCGTAAGGCGCGCGAGCGTTTCTCGGCCGATCCTGTCGACGAGACCGAGACCCCGCGCCTCTTCAAGCCCGACCCGAACCAGGTCGACCCCGAGAACCCGTCTCCCGAGCCCGTAGACGCGACGAAGCCAGGGGTTGACCCCCTCGCCCCGAGTGCTGACGGGAAGGCGCAAGACATCGCCCTGAACGGCGCACAGGTGACCGCCGCGCTCGAAATCGTGTCGGCCGTTGTGAACGGCGCACTTCCTCGCGACGCGGCAATCGGAATGCTGATCGAATTCTTCAACCGGACCCCAGAGGGTGCCGAACGTATTCTCGGATCGGTCGGGAAGGGTTTCGAGCCGAAGAAGCCGGATCCGCAACCCCCGCCCGATGCTACGCCGCTTCGACTCGTCAAGCAGGTTCCTGGTAACAAACAAGATGACCTGTCCTCGGACATGGTCGTTTCGATGTTCAAGTCGGGAGAGATTCAGAAGAAGACGGCGACGAACCTTCTTCTTCATTTCGTTAAGATTGACACGAACACGGCCGAGCAACTTCTCGCGGCATAGGTCGAAAACGTGAATCGTCAAGCGTTCGTCGGGCTGTTGCGTCGACGCGGGGTTCGGTCGATCCCGCGCCTAAAGCGTATGCAACAGCCGGACATGATCCGGCTTCGTTACTTTGAGAAGATTCGTTCGACGGTTCTCGTCGATATGTGGAATCTCGTCGAGCGCACGCTTCGCCCTGTGTTCGATCAGCGCGGCGACGGGTCGACACGTCAGGACGCAAGCAAAGACGAAGAAGCGAAGATCAAAGCCGCGCTTGAAGAGATTGCGGATAAGTGGGCCGAGAAGTGGTCGCGCGAGAAATTCGAGAAGGTGATTCAACCTTTCGCGCAAGATATCCAGCGGTTCAGCGCGGCACAACTAAACAAGGTTCTGTACGACATCGCGGGAGTTGACGTGGTCGGGGCCGAGCCCTGGTTAACGTCTCACATCGCCGCATTCACGCGCGATAACGTTGCGCTGATTCGTTCTATTCCCTCGACATTCTTCGGCGAGGTTGAAGGGATTGTCACGAGCGACATCGCGGACGGTGTGCGGTGGGAGGAAATGTCGACGTACCTTCACGCTCGATTCAACGTCAGTGAGTCGAAAGCCACGCTGATCGCGCGTGACCAGACCGGGAAGTTTTACGGAAAGCTTAACGAGGTTCGTCAAAAAGAACTCGGGGTCGAGGGTTACGTGTGGCGCACGATGCGAGACAATCGCGTTCGTGACGATCACGAACACCGAGACGGTCAGAAATTCGCATGGGACAAAGCGCCCCCAGGTGGTCACCCCGGCGAACCGATTCAATGCCGCTGTTACGCGGATCCTGATCTCGAACCGTTGCTTCGCGAGGCGATGTCGGACGATCCTCCGACGCAACCCCCCACGAGCACCCAACCGGAAGCGACAACTTCTCGCGGCATTCCACGCAAAGGATGGAACCGCGAGCGTGTGTACATGGTTCCGATTTCCGAACTCGATGATATTCCCGCCAAGGAATGGGAGCCGGGTCGAGCGAAAGCAGTTGAAAAGCTGTTTCAGCAAAATGTGAAATTCTGGACTCCTTTGAAAGTCACTAGCGGTTATAACGGTTTGCGCGAGCTAGATGATGGAAATCACCGTTTATCGGTAGCGCGTCGACTCGGATTGAACATCTCTCTGCCTGTGAGATTTCTCGACGAAGACGCATCCGAGATCCGCAAGCGTCCCGCTCGTCCGAAACACTTCATGGACGAGAAGTAATTTAACAATTTCAACGACTTGCAAGTGGAACCCTCTCGTCTGTATTCTAGCGAGCAAATGAGGGTTCGCCGATTCGATAGCGGTTCAACGGACCGTGCTCGTGCACAGAAGACACCCGAGGGGTTCCTTCGCGCCCCGGCCCGTCTGACACGCGTCGGGGTGTTCCCTTACCGGACCGACAAAGTCATTCGCCGCGAGCTTCGCCTTCCCGAAGAGGTTTTTCGTCCCGACTCCCTCGCGACGTTTGAGTTGATGCCGTTGACGAACGACCACCCGAAGAACCCGCTCGACGTGACGAACGCGGGCGCGCACCAGGTCGGATCGGTGGGAGGCATTCACAGGGACAAGGAAGATCCCGACTACATGGCGGGCACCGTCCTGATCACGGAACGTCGCGCCGTTCAAGACGTGGAGTCGGGCAAGGTCGAGATCAGCAACGGGTACGCGTGCGACCTTGAAATCAAGTCCGGGATTTGGGTCGACTCTCAGGGTCGGGGGCATCCTTACGACGCGATTCAGCGAAATATTCGCGCGAACCATATCGCGATCGTCGAGCGCGGTCGAGCCGGCCCGGGTGCGCGACTTCGTCTCGACGCGGCCGACGAAAGCGAGATCGGCGAACAGATTCGGCAAGACACGCAACTCTTGACTTACAAGGTCGGCGATCGCGTAAGGCGAACCGGAATCTATGTCGGCCCAAAAGCTTACGCGGGAGTGATCGTCGAGGTTCGCGAGACTCTTCCGGGTTACTTTGGAACGGTTTACTCGATCCTGTTCGACGGTTCGAGCGTCCCCTCGGATTCTGAAAAGGGCGGTTTGTGGTGGTTCACAGGTGCCGAGATCGAACTCGATGATTCACACAAACAAGACGGCGCACCCGTCGATCAGAAGGGAAAAACGATGAAGCTGCGGATGGATGGAAACGAGTTCGAGGTCGACGAGAAGCTCGCGGCTGCGATCGCGAAGGAGCGCGGCGATTCGGCCGAAATGGTGAAGACGGCGCAGGCAGCCGTGACCGAGCAACGCGCCCGCGCCGACGCGGCCGAGAACAAGGTCACGACGCTGACCAAGGAACTCGGCGAGGCGCGCGACCCGAAGAAGTTCGAGAAGGCGGTCGCCGACCGCGTTCAGCTTCATGCCGACGCGCGCGAGATTCTCGGGGCCGATACGAAGTTCGACGGACTCGACGAGACCGAGGTTCGCAAGCGTGCGATCCTGAAGCTCGACGGTTCCGCGAAGCTCGACGGCGAGACCCCCGAGTACGTCAAGGCGCGCTTCGATTCCGACCTGCGTCACTTCCGCGCGAAGAACCCCGCGAGCGAGCAGGCTCGTCAGAAGATCGACGAGCAGAAGCGCGCCGACGCGGCCGGCAGCGGTGGCGAGAAGAAGACCGACAAGGTCGACCCCCGCGCCGAGTTCGAGAAGAACATGTACGGGGCGCGCGACTTCGCGACCAAGCTGTAAGAGACACGCAACACGAACCGAGAAGGATCCCAAACAATGCAACTCAACTACACGCTGAACCACGATCGGGCCTACCTCGGTACGTGGGCCGCGAACTCTCCGGTCGAGAAGGCGATCACGGCGAAGAACTCGAACGGCGCCGAGATTGCGTTCGGTCGCGGTGTGACGAACGCGGCTGCGCCGTCGACGCTGAACCACTTCGATTACACCCCGACCAAGCTCCCGACGGTGAACACCGACAGGTTCGAGGGTGTCGCGGTTCACTCGATGACCTTCGAGGCCGCGCACCCGATCAGCGGGACGCGTAACGGACCGCAGGATGGTGAGGTCTACTCGCTCGCGCGCATGGGAATCGTGAACGTGTGGGTCGAGGATGCCGTCGATCCCACCTCGCCCGTGTACTGGCGCGTCGCCTCGAATGGCGCGGGCACCGCACCTGGTCAGTTCCGCGCCACGGCCGACGGTACGAACACCGTCGCGATCACGAACGGCGCGCGGTTCCGTGGTCGCACGAGCGGTGCCGGCATCGTCGCCCTGGAAATCAACCTTCCCTAGCGCCCGCTAGGTTCACCAAGCAAAGGAAACGAGCAAATGCCTGACATCCGAATCTTTCGGGCCGACGGGACGCAGTACCTCGCGAATCTCCCGGTCGACCCGACCCCGTTCCGTATGGACGCGGAGAACCTGAACCCGATCTTCGAGTCGTCTCTGATGCACCGCACGGACGCCGCGCCGACGATGTTCCTCGCGCGCGCGCTCGAAGAGATCGACCCCATGATGTACGCGCGTCAGTACGCTCGCCTCGAAGCCGGCGAGCTTGTTCAGCCCCGAAGCATGAATCCGGGCGCGAACAAGCACACCTACCGCCAGACCGACGGGAAGGGCGCGGCGGTCGTGACGACCGATTACAACGTCGAACACCCGATCGTCGAGGTCTCGAAGGAAGAGTTCTCGCAGGGTGTCGTGGGTATCCTCTCGGGCTACCGCTACAACCTTCAGGAGTTGCGCGCTGCGCTCTACGCGGGAGAGTCGCTCGACACGGATCGCGCCCTGGTCGCCCGTCGCGTCATCGCCGAGACCACGAACCGGATCGGTCTGCTCGGGTACCCGGAGTTCGGGATCACGGGTCTGTTCAACCAAGCGTACGCGCAGGCTTACACTCTTCCGGCCGACGGCAATCAGAACGGCGGATCCAGTTCGACGCGCTTCATTCACAAGACCACGCGCCAGATCGAGAGGGACATTCAGGGGATCCTGAACATGGTCCCCGAGACCACGGCCGAGATCGAGAAGGCGACGCGCGTCCTGATGCCGTATGCGACGCTGCGGTTCCTGGAACAGACGCGGATCGCCGACGATGTCGAGACCAAGATCCTCGACGTGATCAAGGGTGCCTTCCCGGGTGTGGAGTTCCGAGGCGCGCTGTTCCTCGAAAGCGCGGGCGCGGGCGGTTCCGGTCGGCTCGTCGCTTACAACCCCTCGCGCGAGATCGTCGAGTGGCTCGTTCCGATCGCGTTCGAGCAGTTCGCCCCCTTCCAGCCGACCTCGACCACATGGCAGATCATCATGCACGCGCGGATCGGTGGCATCGTGAACCGTCGGCCTCTGTGTATGATCTACGCGGATCACGTCTGATCCCCACACCGAACCGGCTCGGGGTGTATTCCGGGCCGGTTCACCCTGTCGAGGAAACGCAATGCAAACCGTCAAGGTTATCTTTCGTGGTCTGTCGAATCGCCGGCTCGGTTCCGACTTCACCCTCGCCCCGGGCGAGAATCACGTTCCCGTGAAGGTCTGGGATACGTGGAAGAGTCATAAGGACATCGCGCACCTGGTCGCGTCCAAGGTCATCGAGACCGAAGAGGTGAAGCCGGCCGAGACCGCGCCCGCGCCCGCGAACACGGGCGAGAACCAGAACACCCCGACGGGCGGTTCGCTGCTCGGTCGGAATCGCAGTTAGTCCACGTTGTTTCGAGGGTTGCGCTATGTCTGCAAGTTGGACGGTCGAGGACGTGAAGAAGATCGCGCCCGAGTTCGCGAGCTTGCCGAGCGCAACCTTCGAGTATTACATCAGCCTAGCTGATCTGTTCGTCAACGCGCGTGAACTCGGAAGCCGAGCGATCTTCGCCGGTTCTCTGATGACCGCACACCTGATGACCCTGTTCCCCGCTGTTCCGTCGACCGCGTCGAGCAAGCCGGCCGGCCCGATCTCTCAAATGACCTCGGACGGTGTCTCGGTGACATATGCCGTCACTCCGGTTGACCTGTCCCGCGTCGACGCGAGTCTCGGTCAGAGTTCGTACGGGCTGACGTTTTCGAGCATCGTTCGGAAGACCTGTCTCGGTCCTCGGGTGCTGTAATGGCCACGTTCGGCAAGGGGATCAAGGCGGTAATCCGCGCGCGAGGGATTACCTCGAAGATGTCGATCAAGAAAATCGACAAGGGTCTGAAGAAGATTCAAAACGTCGTGCGCTCGATCCAGGTCGATAAGTCGTACGTCAAGGCGGGATTGCTCGGTAAAGCCGCGAAGAAGCGTCCCGTTCCTCGCTTCGAGTTGAAGACGACCGAGGAAGAGTGGGGTTTTCTCAAAGCGCAGCTTGCTGTTCATCCTGCGTTGTTGGCTGTAATCGCGTCAGAGGCGAAGAAGCGCGCCGACGCATACAATCAAAAACCGATGACGAACGTTGAACTCGGCATCATTCACGAGTTCGGAACGGGGCGAATCCCCGCGCGTCCGTTCATCGGTCCCGCGTTCGCGAAGAACCGAGCGGGCTATATCGACACCCTGAAGAAGTTGGTCAAGCTGTCGGTGTATAACGGAAAGATGTCTTACGATCGTGCGCTCGGGATCATGGGTCTGCGCATGGCTGCGGACATGAAGAAGTACGTCACGGCCGGCCCCCCAATTCCTCCCCCGAACGCGCCGAAGTATTTTCAGGAAAAGGTCGAAAAAGGTTACTGGAAGCAAGAGAAGCGAAACCGCTCGCTTCAAAAGAAAAACAAACCAATCCCCGAGGGTCCACCGCTACCGCCTCGGACGCTCGTCGATACGGGGCGAATGGTCAACTCGATCACTCACGCTGTCGTGTTGCGTAGCACGGGCGACGAACGTTCCGAGCGCAAGGGCAAGAAATGAACCTCGATCTTTCCAATGTCATCGGCGCGTTCGCGAACCCCTCGCCCTTCACGGTCGAACGATTCAGCGCGGCCGGCTATGATAACTCGGGGCGAGCGCTGTCGAGCGAGAAGTCAACCTTCACAATCAGCGCGGTCAAGAAACCGGCGAACGGGAAAGACGTTGTTCTTTCCGTTGACGGTCAGCGAACGATCGAAACATTCGTCATCTTGACCACGACCGAACTGCGCACGAGTGATAATCGTGACGGCACTCCGGCCGACAGGATTTTGATCGACGGTCGACCGTTTGAAATTACGTCGGGGAAAGTGTACGGGAACCTCGGGAACTATTGCCGGTACATCGCCGTTCTTCTTCCCGGGGATGCGCCACCCGTGGGAGGTCCATCAGCGGGAGCGACGTTCTTCGCACGAGCCGTGACCGTTGAGCCTGTCCCTGAACTTGTCGCTACGAACGTTCAAGATGCGCTCGCGGAACTCCAGGCGGTTGTTTCGACGAAGGTCACACAAGACGCGCTCGACGAACTTGCAAGTGAACTCGACGACCTCGCGGGTGTCGTGGCGCTGAAGGCGAGTGCGGCAGATCTTAGCGATCTTCTTGTTAGAGTTGACGCGATCGAATCGAGCCTCGGGGACAAGGCGAGTGTGTCTGACCTCGCGTTCCACGCGAACTCGACTAACACGCACGGAGTAGCGGGAAACGTTGTCGGAACACAAGGTGCGCAAACGCTCGCGGACAAGACGCATACGAGCACGGTTGTTGACGACGCGTCGGCAATCGCTCACGTCTTCGACACAACGAACGCGCTCAGCAATGTCGGCGCAAAGTTGGTCTCATGGCGAAACAGCGGAGTTGAGAAATGGTTCGTTGATCGCAATGGATCTATGAACATTCGAGGAGTTCTGTCGGGCGCGAACGCGATCGTCATACCGTCAGGATCTCGGGTGTTACTTGACGGCGCGTCCGGTGGGCGAGCGTTGTCCGTTACGAATGGCTTCGTGAATGTAAGCGCGTATTTCGAAGCGGAGTTGATCCGTGTAGGACGCGGTATCGGCGAGGCCAGCGCAATCACTATTCAAGACAACAACGGAGTTAATACAACAGAGATCAGAAACAGCGATGGACTAATCTCGCGATTCGTGGCTGACACCACACTGTCACCAGGAAACGCAACGGCAAACGTCACGAGTCACGGGCTCGTTACGAAGACCTCGATTGGAAGGTCTGCCGTAGCGGCAGGTGCAACCTCAGTGACCATCACAACGGCAACCGCGAGGTCCTCTCAACTTGTGATGATCACGCCGCGTCAGGTTGATCCGAACGTGAAAACGTTCGGGGCTTTGGTGTATGATGGCTATTTCGTGTTGACACTTGATGCAGCTCCGAGTGCGCCGTGGTCGTTTAACTGGGAACTGAAGGAAACTAAATAATGAGTCTGATTGAAGTCGATCCGAACGGGCCCGCGAACACGACCGCGAGTAGGACCGAATTGGAACTCTCGACCTTAGAGGTTCGACGGCAAGAGTTGTTGGAACAGAAAGCTAAGGAGGACGAGATCAAGTCCTTGGTCTCCGTTCATGTGCGTCGTCTTGCGATTCGTCTTCACAAAGGACTTTGCCCGACGAGTCACGACAATCTCGCGTGCACCTGGTACACGGATCCCCATGCCGATAACGTGAACGCGGCGGATTGGACAGAGGTTCAACACACTCGCTGGTTGGGAATAGCTCAGCTTGGCGTTGCGATTCAACGCGAGGAGCTGTGGACGGTCGAAGAGCCGTCGGGAGAGTGATCCGTGCCTGCTGACTGGCAAGCGATCGAGAGTGTCCTACAATCCTTCGTCGCGCGTGCGTCTGGGTTACCTGGTAACACCGTCATATGGGAGATCCAGAACGGCGCGCGGCCGACCGGAACCTTCGCAACCGTTCGGATCGACGGCGACATTACCTCGGGTCTTTACGCTGAACAGACCGAGCGAGACAATCCAACCCCGACACCTGGTCACGAAATCCTGATTGAGACTCGCGAAGATGCCGAGTTCACTTTCACCGTTCAAGCTTTCTCGACGAGCGCGATCGGTAACATGTCGGCGCGAGCGATTCTGACGCGGGTCCGAAACGCGCTGTCGAAGGAAAGCGAGCTTAACAATTTTGACAGTTTGGGTCTGGCATTCATTGACAAGAGCCCTATTCAAAGCGTCCCCGTTCTGATAGAAACGCAATACCAGGGACACGCGACGCTTGACATGCGATTCCGTGTCGCCGACGGGACCGAGGACACGACAACGTTCATTGAAACGGTCGAGTTCGAGGATTCGTTCGACTGAAAGGATTCGAGACATGGCCGGAATCGGCGACATCGTCAACGTGTCGATCACAACGCAAACGAGCCCGACGAAGAGTCCGGGGTTCGGAACGGTGGTCATCGTCGGCCCTTGCTTGTGGTGGGTCGGAACCGATCGCGTCAGGTCTTACGCGAACGTCGCCGCGCTCGTGTCGAACGGCTGTCCCGAGTCGGCTCCCGAGTATCTCGCGGCCTCTTCGCTGATGCGTCAGGAGCCGCAGCCGACCAAGTTCCTGATCGCTCGTCGCGCGAACCGGCCGACGATGAAGTTCCGCCTGACTCCTGTCGCCTACAACTCCCGCGAGTACACGCTCTACGTCAACAGCAAGACCGCGACGATTACCTCGGACGCGACCGCCACGGTCCCCGAGATCGTCGCCGCGCTGAAGACCGCGATCGATGCACTCGGTGAGCCCGTGACGACCGCGCTCGTGGGGACCTCGGGAGCCGAAACCGCGCTCGACGTGACCGCGAACACCGTCGGCGCGTTCGTCCGTCTGTGCGTCGCGGACTCCTGCCTGTCCGTTCTGAACGTCGAGCAGACACACGCGGATCCTGGTCTCGCGGCGGACCTGTCCGCTATCCTGACCGCGAACTCCGACTTCTACGGGGTCATGTTGACGACCGCGAGCAAGGCAGAGATCGCCGCGTTCGCGGCCTGGATCGAGACGAACAAGAGGTTCTCTCTTCAGGCCAGCCAAGACAGCGCGATCGTGAACACGGTCGCGAGTGGTGCGACGGACATCGCCGCGACCCTGAAGTCGAGCAGCTACGCGCGAACCGGAGTCGTCTACCATCCCGACAATGCCGCGTTTGTCGACGCTGCGTTCTTCGGTGCAACGTTCCCCTATTCGCCCGGGAAGATTGACTTCAAGTTCCGGAACCTGAAGGGTGTCGCCTCGGTTCCTCTCGACGGAACGCAGATCGACAACGCGAAAGCAAAGAACGCGAACTTCTACACGACGTACGGCGACACCGCGATCACGGCGGAAGGGAAGAACGCGGCCGGCGAGTTCATCGACATCACGCGCGACCGTGACGCTTTCGCGGCTGCGCTTCAGGCGGACATCTTCACCCTTCGCGCGCAGACCCCTCGCCTCCCCTACACCGACAACGGGATCGCGCGGCTGAAGAGTACGACTCTCGCGGTCGGTCAGCGTTTCACCGAGACCGACAACGATCCGAACTTCCTGGTCGCCGGCTCGTTCTGGATCAACTTCCCGCGCGCGGCCTCTGTCTCGTCGACCGACAAGGGCAACCGGAAGTACACCGCTCGGTTCGGTGGAAAGATCGCGGGCGCGATCTATGCCGTCGACATGGTCGGCGAAATCACTCTCTAATCTAGAGGTCTGTTCAAATGGCGGTCAAAACATACAGCCCGAAGAAGGTTGTCGTGATCTGGGGTGGGCAACCGCTGACCGGATACGTCGACGGTAGTTTCGTGAAGGTCGCGCAGGCCGGCGATGCGTTCACGAAGTATGTCGGGGCCGACGGCGAGGTTTCGCGCGTCGCTTCGGCTGACGAGACCGGACAGATCAGCGTGACGCTGAAGCAAACGAGCGCGGCGAACGACTATCTCTCGGCCGAGCACAGGACCGATCGCCGGCTCCTGACTGGGGGCAAGCCTCTGATCGTCGAGGACACGAGCGGTCGAACCCTCCACTCGACGGCGGAAGCGTGGTTGATCAAGATGCCGGATGACGAGAAGGGCAAAGAGATCAACGGTATCGAGTGGGTGTTCGATACCGACAAGCTCGACAGCTTCATCGGAGGAAACTAACAGCCATGGCACGAGAGACGACACGACCCCGCGTCAAGAGCGCGCGAGGTGAGATCGAGATCCTTCTTCATCAGCTTCCGGGTATGCAAGCCGGGACGCTGTTCATGCACCTTGCGAGCTTGCTCGGACCTGGTTTCGCTTCGCTCGGTGTGGCGCTGTCGAACGAAGGTTCGTCGGCACAGACGGCGACCGATGTCTCGAACGCGGTCCGCGAGTTGTTCGCGAAGGTGGATCGTCGCGAGTTCGAGTCGATCGTGATCGAGCTTCTCGAAGGTTCGCGCGCGAACGTCGAGGGAGAGTTCGTCGACCTCGACAAGTCCGGGATCGATTCCCTGTTCAGGGGTCGTGTCGCGAGCCTTTACTATCTCGTGTGGCTGGCGCTTCGGGAGAACTTCGCGAGTTTTTTCGAGGATCTCGGTCTCGCGTTCAAGGGCGATTTTCAAAAGCGGTTGCTGGCAACGATCTCGAAGAGGATCGGGGAGGCGATGGGCGAGACGAAGAAGAACGAGCAGACCGAGAGGAAGCCGAACGACTCGGCCTCTTCTGGCCGGCCGAACGGCTGATCCTGAAGCGTATCGCCACGCTCGAAGAATTGGAGACCTGGTACAGCTTCGAGGACATCTTGAAACGAAACCGCGCGCTCGACCTCATGCAACGCGCGGAAGCCAGACAGAACAAACCACCACAACCGAAGTAAGCCAACCGTGATCGTCACCGAACTTGCCGCGAAACTCGGACTCGAAGTCGACGAACAAGCGTTCGATCGTATCGAGCAAGTCATGACCGGGCTTTCGAAGGGTCTCGTCGGTGTGGCTGCGGCGGTCGGCGCGGTTGTGGTGGGTGCCGCTGCGGCGGTCAAGGAAACGGTCGACGCGGCGAACGAAGCGAGCAACCTCGCGAAAACGGCCGGGGTTGGAACTGACTTCTTCCAAGGTCTCGCGTATGCCGCACGCGAGGTGAATTTCGAGGCCGACGATCTTCGCGACATCTTCCTCGATCTGTCCGAGCGCGCGGTCGACGCGGCCGGCGGTGCGAAGGAATACGCTAAAGTATTTAGCGATCTGAAGGTCAAGCTTCACGACGGTAACGGCAAGCTGAAAGACGGCGAGACGTTGCTTCGAGACGTTGCCGACGGCTTCGCCAAACTACCTGACGGGGTGAATAAGAGCGCGCTCGCGAGTAAACTTCTCGGCGAAACGGGCGCTCGTATGTTGCCCATCCTCGCGAGGGGTTCCAAGGAACTTGATCGTTACGCGGATGAAGCGCGAGCGATGGGATACATCCTCGACGAGAACGTGATCGCCGCGTCGAAAGACTTCAACGCGCAGCTAGGTATGGCAACGGGATCGCTCGTCGGTCTGCGTAACGTTATCGCCGGCCCGCTGATCCCCGTCTTCCGCGACCTGATCCGAGAGTTCCGTTTCGGTGTGGTGGCGCTGACTAAGTGGACGAAGTCAAAGTTTCCCGAGTTACTCGAAAAGACGGCGCGGGGGATCGACCTGGTGAAACGGAATATGCACTTGGTCAAGCTCGCGATCGGGACCGCGATCACGCTCCTGATGTTCAAATACCTTGCCGCGCTCGCGGCGATTACCGCAGCCGAGTGGGCATGGGGATCCGCCGCGCTGATTGCTGGCGCACGAGCAGCGCTCGCGGCAACGTGGGCCGCTGCGGCTGGCGCGGCTGCTATGTTGCCGTGGGTCGCACTTGCCGCTGCTATCGTGCTCGCGGCTGATGAACTGTACCACTTCGCCACGGGAGGAAAGTCCAAACTCCGGGACCTGATCAATTGGTTCAATACGAGCGACATCAGCGATTCGCAGTTCGTCAAGAGCGTTAAGGCGCTCGGTGCGCTGATCACTGATATTACAGATTTGAAGAAGTGGAACCGTCTTCTTCGGGTGTTCGGTATCGAGCCGCTCGATCTTGAGAAGTCGGGCGCGGTCAAGCGTCTGCCTGTCAATCCAAAGACAGGCAAACCCGAGGTTCCGGCCGGGGCTTACGAGGCTACTCTCGCCGATCCCACGCTTGGGAGTCTCTTCAAGTTCCTTGGAAGTCAACTCGGGTTCAATGCAACTCCCAACGGGCCGACCGTGCTCGGTCCTGTGAACGCGATTCCTTTCGGGGGAGGATCGTCCCCTGATGCGTCGGTCGCGTCCCAACCCCTTTGGATGCGAGGATCGAACTTCAGCGCGACGTTTGAATTCAAGGGACCCGTCGCGAACCCCGAGCAGGTAAAGCAACAGACGACCGAGGCTCTTGACGAGTGGTGGAACGGCAAGCTCGAAGAGGCTAAGGTCGCCATTCCGTAAGGTGCCGACATGGCCGTTACCCTCGCCTACACCCGCGACGATAAACGTCTCGAAGTAATCAAGATCGACACCACGATCCAACAAACGCACAGTTCCGAGGTCGCGATTACCGAGCACCCTGTCGAGACTGGCGCGAACATCACCGACAGCGTTCACGAGAAACCCGACACGATTACTCTGGAGTGTGTCGTTACAGATTACCCGTTGAAGTCGAGCGGACTTCCTGTCGAGGCCGGTCGCGCGTCGGGTATGTGGGCTGAACTGAAGCGTCTTCAGAAGGTCGGGAAGATTTTCCAAATCCGGACCACCCTCGAATTTTATGATGACATGTTGATCCGCAGTCTGTCCGCTCCCGTGACCGCAAAGGAAAAGGGTGCGGTCCGGTTCTCACTTGTCGCGAGTAAGTTGCGTTTTGCAGACACCGAAACGACTGCGATCAAGCTGACGAAACTAACCAAAGCGCAAGGCAAGAAAGACGGCGGAAAGCAGACGGGCACCGAGGCGACCGAGGCGGAAGAAAGAAAAAGCATTTTGTACCGACTCGTCGAGCAGATCAACGCGTACCAGAAGGCTCCCCCGAAATGATTATCGTTCTTCCGACGCGGACTGACTATCCGTTTTATTCATTCGAGATTGAGCTCGAACAGAAAACGTTCGAGTTTGAGTTTCACTGGAACGACCGCGATCAAGCTTGGTTCTTTACGATCCGCGACGCGAATCAAACCGACCTTCTGTCAGGGCGAAAGGTTGTTCTCGGGTTGCCGTTGCTCGCCCGCTTCCGCGATCCGCGGCTGCCCTCGGGGGAAATCACGGCGATCGACACGACGGACGATGATCGCGAGCCTGGTCTCTACGAACTCGGCGATCGCGTGAAGTTACTTCATTTCGAGTTCGCCGACATTCCGCCTGCGTTCAAGGGGTGAACCGTGTCTCTTGCTTTCGGCCGCGTCTGTACTGTTATCGTCGACGATGTCAAGATCGCGCGTTTACGCGTTCAGTTTTCGGTCAAGAAAGGGTTGACCATCGAGCCGAACACGGCCGAAATCAAAATCTTCAACCTTGCCGAGACCACGCGCGCACGCCTGAAGCGTAAGGGGGCGAAGGTCGTTCTCTCGGCCGGATACGAAACCGGAAACGCGGCGGTCATCTTCACAGGCGACGCGCGCAACATCGATCACGTCAAAGAATCCGAGACGCTCTGGGTCACCAAAATCAAATGTGGAGACGGCGAGCGCGCGTACCAGTTCGCCCATTTTAGTAATTCGTTTCGCGCCGGCACGCCGATCGCCGACGTGATCCTCGCGTGCGGAAATGCCGTCGGTCTCAACCTCGGGAACCTCGCCGACGAGATTCAAAAGGGTAACTTTCGCGGCGGTCTGACGCAGTTTTCACATGGATACACGGGATACGGATCGGCAATCAAACAACTTAACGACCTGTTGAAATCCGTCGGTCTGACGTTGTCGATTCAAGACGGCGCGCTTCAAGTTCTCCGAGGCGGTGCCGCAGCACCTGGTCGAGCTATTCTTCTTAGCCCTGACTCGGGTCTAATTGGCTCGCCTGAGTACATAACTCCCGAGGACAAGTCGAAACCGTCTTTGATGAAGTTTAAGAGCTTGCTTCAACCCCAGATCCGCTGCGGCGGTGTGGTGGAAATGCGAGCAAAATCAATCAAGGGACAGTTCAGACTTGAGACCGTGCAACACACGGGAGACACCGAGGGGAGCGAATGGTATAGTGTCGGGGAGGGTAAACCCCTGTGACCTCGCCCCGTAATACCAACCTCGCAGGACTCGTCGACCATGCCGTTACGAGACGGCTCGCGGACATGCGCGTGTCCGCACCTGGTCGCCTGGAATCGTTCGACCCCAACACGCAACTCGCGAGCGTGAAGATACTTCTGCGCGAGACGTGGTTCGACGAAGAGGGGAAAGAACAAAGCGAGACGGTTCCGATTATCGTCGACGTGCCTGTTCAGTTCCCGGGCGCGGGTGAATACTCACTCACGTTCCCTCCCAAAGAAGGCGATCCGGTCCTGGTTATTTTTGCCGACCGCTCGATCGACAAGTGGCTCGATACTGGCGATGAAGTCGATCCCGTGGACCTTCGCCGGCATCACTTGACAGACGCTTTCGCCTTGCTCGGATTCCGGCCGCGTCCAAAAGCGCTGACAGGTTTCGATAACGAGAACGCGACGATCGGCCGTGACGGCGGTCCGCGAATCGTGTTCAAGCCGAACGAGATTGCACTCGGCGAGGCGAATCCTACTGACTCGGTCGCGATGAATCAAAAGGTACTCGACGCGCTGACTTCGATCGCGAATGCTTTCAACGCACACACGCACACGACCCCGAGCGGTCCGAGCGGTAACCCCACACTCGCGGCTGTTCCTACCACCATGACCGTCCCCGCGTCAGTCGGAAGCTCGACCGTGAAGGTGAAGGGTTAAGCAATGGCGATCAATCCTGGAACGGGTGTCGCTCGTGATTTGATGATCGACCTTGCGACGAGTGAACTCGTCTGGATCGACGGCGACCTCGTTCTCGTGCGTGGGATCGAGGCGATCAAGCAAGACATTACGATTTCACTTCGGACCCACCTCGGGGAGTGCTTCCTTGATACGTCTGTCGGTGTGCCGTGGCTCGACCGTATTCTCGGGCGAGGTCACTCGAAGGATGACATTCGCGGTGTGCTGCGTCGCGCATTGCTGAAGGTTGCCGGGGTCGTGTCTGTCAACAAACTCGATTTCGATTATTCGCCGTCGAATCGTGTTCTTCTCGTGACCTGGTCCGTGTCCACGGATCTCGGCGCGATCAGTGGCGAGACAGGAGTCGAAACCCCGTGAGTACCTACGGTGTCACCCCGACAGGGTTTGTCGTCAAGCCACTCGACGCGATTCTCGGCGACCTTCAGAAACGACAGCGCGCCACGTTCGGCGAGGGAATCAACCTCGAACCGCAGTCGAACATCAGCCAACTAAACGCGCCGTTTGCTGAAGCGGTCGCGGAAGTCTGGCAACTCGGCGAGGCGGTGTACAACGCGAGATTTCCTGACAGTTCGACGGGTGTCTCGCTCGTGAACGTGTGTTCGATCACTGGCACGGTTCCGAAAGAGCCGACGTACAGCCGCGCGACGCTGATCGCTTCCGGCAACGCGGGGACCTCTCTTCAGGTCGGGCGCGTTGTGTCCGTCGCGGGCGCGGGGACGAAGTTCCAGACCACCGAAGCGGCAACCCTCGCGCTCGTCTCGGCCCGTGCCCCCCTGACCGTCTACGCGGCCGGCTCCTACGTCTCGAACTCGGGTCGGGTCTACGTGGCCACGACAGGCGGAACGACGCAGGCCGGGGCTGTTACGCTCGGCACAGGGCTGTCCCAAGCTGACGGCTCGGTGACGTGGCGCTTCCTGGGGAACGGCTCGGGTGTCGTGACGGTGCCCGCGCGAGCACAGGACTTCGGACCGAAAGCGGCGGTTGCCGGAACGCTGTCGGTCATCGAAACCCCCGTCGCGGGTTGGTCCGCTGTCGTGAACCTGGTCGACGCGACGCTCGGCCGCGATCTCGAAACGGATCCCGAGTTGCGTGTTCGTCGCGAGCTTGAACTGCGCGGGCAGGGGAAAGCCGCGCTCGAAGCCGTTCGTCAAGACGTGCTCGCGGTCGAGGGGGTGTCGTCTTGCCTGATCTTCGAGAACGACACCGACGTTACAGTCGACGGTGTTCCCCCTCACTCGTTCGAGGCTCTTGTTACCGGAGGTGACGACAACGCGATTCGCGCGGCGATCTTTGCGTCGAAGGGTTGCGGAATCAGAACACATGGAAACGTATCGGGGACGGTTACTGATTCGAGTGGTCAAATCAAAACGGTTATGTTTTCTCGTCCCGTTGACGTGCCCATTTACGTATCGGTTGAGATTGCAATCAACAACGACTCGTCTCGTTTCGACGGATCGGTGTTTCCTTCCAACGGAATCGACCAGGTGAAAGCGGCGATCGCTCAGAAGGGCGCGAGCCTCGGGATCGGTCGTAACGTTCGTCTGTCCAACTTCACTGCGCCAATCGAGAAAGTGCCGGGAGTTGTGGAGGTCTTGTCGTTCGAGCTTGGCCTTACCGCGTCGACTTCGGCCGCAAACATCACCATCGATCCACGAGAGCGCGCCTCGTTCCACGCCGATCGGATCGCCGTAACCACCTCGATCGCGAGCGAGCAATGATAACGAAGATTACTGATCACGTTGACCGAGCGCTTGCGCGGCTGATCGGCCAGTTCCGACATAGTGCGTCACACCGAGGATTACTCGCGTCTTATATAGCGGAAGTGCAAGAAGTGGAAAACGCGCTGTTCGATATTCTCGTTCAGAGTTCGATCGCGGACGCGACGGGCGCACAGCTCGACGGTCTCGGACAGATTCTCGGCGAACGACGTAACGGTCGAGAGGACGACGTATATCGTCAAGCGGTAGCGGCTCGCTTCTTTCTTAACAAAGCGTCTGGAACGATAGAGGAAGTGTTGCAACTCTTCAGGTTGATCACCGACGCAAGCCCATACCTTGACGAATACTTCCCTGCCGCATTCGTGCTTCGCCTTGAAGATGTCCCGATCGAAGATCCAGCAAACCTCGCGTTGATGTTGCGAGCTGTCAAGGTCGCGGCGGTTCGCGCCGTACTTCACTATCTCGCGGCCCCGCGCGCCGAAAGTCTCATCCTGGGAACACTCGTCAGTCCTTCAACCACCCTAATTTCAAGTATGGGGACGGACAGCGATGAAGCCTTTGTTTCGAGTGTCTCTCAATTCTCCATCGGTGATTTTGTAACCATTGGTTACGGATTACCGACGGCCGAAACACTACAAATTGCCTCGATCGATGCTGTGCCTGAACCTCTTCTTACACTTCAAATTCAAACGGCGCACTCACACACCGCTGGGGAGATTATACAAAACGCGACCGCACGCGTTCCCGTCTCGATGGGCGGCCTCACACTCGACGGGGTTGTTTCCACAGGATCCGCAGGTAAACTCGCAGGCGTCGTCTGACTAGGAGAAATGAATGAGCGTCTCGAAGCCATCCGTATTGCCGCGCTGGGCAATCACGTTGTTGGGTGCCCTGTCGTCTCGCGTCGAGGAACCTCCGTCTGGCAAGAAGGACGTAGGCTGGGCCCCGGGAGACACCGTTCCAGCCGAGTGGTTGAACTGGTTGTTCGTTCACACCTACAAGTGGATCGAGTGGCTTCAGGACATCGAGAATCAGGCGATCACATGGACCGCCCGACACACGATGTCAAACGGTCTCGACGTTGATCAGGGTGTCACTGTTACGGGAGGCGCTACCGTCTCGGATGGTCAGACCGTCAACGGTGGTCAGGTCGTCAATGATGGACAGACGGTCAACGGTGACAGTTCGTACGCGAACAAGCTGTCGATCGGCGACATCCTCACACTGGCGAAGAGTATCGTTTTCTCGTCTGTGTGGTCGGCCGGTTCCTATCCCGAGTTGATGTCGTGGTTTGACGGCGCGGGCGAGAGTGTGCGCCGCGTGCGTATCTATCCCGGCCCTGGTTTGCATATCACCGTAAACGCTCGACAGAGTGCGCCGAACGTGTGGGTCGCAGATAACACGAGCCAAAACTCGCACCGCATATGGATCGGGGGAGTGTTCGGGGGTCTCAACTACCATGCCGCAAAGCAGGGGAGCGATCCCGCGTTGAACTTCGACGGGACGAATTACCTGTTCAGAGTTGACGCGCGAGGGGCTGTCACGGTTCCTCAGTACTCGGTCACGAATACAATCGGCACGGTCGAGGCCGGAAGCGCGGTCAGCGGAACCGCTCGCATCGTTGCCGGCACAAGCTCGACACGTATCAACACAACCGCAGCAAGCCTCGCGGCGCAGGCATCGTTCGCGGTCATTTCTCAGGCGACCGCTGATTCGACGGCGACCTCGCTTCGAACGGTTGTGTCGAACGGGTATCTGACCGTCTACAGCAACGCGAACGCTACCGGGAACGTCAATTTCTCCTGGTTCATTCTCGGTAGCGGTGCGCTGAATAACCCGACCTCTACTTAGTCACAACCCTTACCACCGAGCGCGGGAATCACCAGGTCTCGATAATAATTCGAGGCATAGTAGAACCCGCGCTCGTCCCAAAACTTATGGTCGATCGCGTCCTGCTCGCTCGTTCCGAGAACCTCGATCTCGTAATAGTGAAGCAATTCGTGGACGAGAGATCCCATATTCAACGAAACGTGAACGCTCCTGTCTCGGTGGTCGTATTTGCCGAGTGATGCGTTTAGCTCGTCCCCCACCTGGTCACCAGCGTAGACGTAGATCGTCGCGTCGGACATGTCGAACGTCGGATCGATGTAGGGGCCGACTCTGAAAACCGATCCTCCGACAGTGCTTCCAGACCACGACATATTAAGAACTCGGCGAGCTAGCTCGACCTGTCCCTTCAGGCATTCTGTATCCCGCTTCCCTTCGACATACATCACACCGAGACCGCAGCACGTCGAGAGGTCGATCGGTGGGCCGAACTCGTGTCCGTCTTGAGTACGAGCGCAGGCAGAAACGAACGAAAGAAGCGAAACGAAAAACAGAACGCGCATGTGTGGACCTCTGGTCGGGGGTTGGTTGTGACCCGACGGGGGTCGTTTTCTACTCGGTCGGCTTCCGAACGGCCAAGCCTAAACTGTTAAATTAACGAGTCTGTAACCGAACGTTTTCACGTCTTGTGTTTTTCCCGTTTCGAGTGCTAGTGTCCGTTAGTTTACCCTTCGATTCCGGAAACATGGACGCGATCAAAGAACTGACGGGGCTTCTCGCCTCGAACCTGAAGGAAGCACTGATCGCGGTTCAGTTCGCCGCGATCGTGTGGCTCTACAAAGACGGTCGAACGCGAGAGACCGCGCACCTGTCAACCGCCATGATGATCGCCCCGCTCGCGTCCAAGATCGTCGAGTGTGTCGGCATTCTCGAACGGGTGACGAGCGCGCTTCTCGCGAGGCGCGACTCGACCAAGGGTCCCGAGGCTTAACCCATGCTCGCGCGCATCCTTGCCGTGTTCCTCAGAATCTCTCGGGTTCTCGACCCGAGGCGATACGTCGACGAGCAGAAGCAACAAATCGAGTGCGTGCTTCGCGAAACGGATCAGCGCGTCGACCTGGTTCTCGTGAAGCTTCGCGCCATTGACCCCGAGTCCCAGCCATGAAGACCCGCTTCGTTTCGGCCGAGCAACTCGCGAAGATTTACGAGCGCCCCGCGAAGGTGTTCGTCGATCTCGTCGAGCACTTGAACTCGGCCCTTTACGAGTTCGAGATCAACACCCCTCGACGAATTGCCGCGTTCCTCGCGCAAGTCGGACACGAGTCCGGCCGCTTCCGTTACCTCGAAGAGATCGCCGACGGGAGCGCGTACGAGGGGCGCGAGGATCTCGGCAATAAGAAGCCGGGGGACGGGAAGAAGTACAAGGGTCGCGGGGTTATTCAACTCACGGGGTTTGCGAACTACTTCGCGGCCGGTCGCGACCTTGATCTCGACCTGGTGAACAACCCGAGGCGCGCGGCGGATCCTGATGTCGCGTTCATGATCGCCGGTTGGTTCTGGAAGTCGCGGGATCTGAACCTGCTCGCGGACCTTGCGAGCGTGACGAACGAGGGGCTCGCCGTGTTCCGCAAGGTCACGAGCCGGATCAACGGTGGGCAGAATGGCGCGGCCGACCGCGAGGCGCTGTACGCGCGTGCGTGGGTCGTCCTGGGGGCCGCGTAATGTCGACCCCTCCCGAGACCCCTGGAAACTCCCGCGTGTTGCGTACGCTCGCCCTGTGCCTCTGGAGCGGGTATCTCGGGGCGCTCGCGGGAACCTGCTCGCGGGAATCGGCCGCGCCCGTTCGCGTCGAGCTTCACGAGACCGAGCACGTCGAGCAGCGCGAGCAGGAATCCGAGCGCAAGGTCGAGCACCAGGTCGCCGACGAGAAGAAGGTCGAACGTCGCACCGTCGAGCGCACGCGGATCGCGCACCCTGACGGAACCACCGTCGAGCACCAGGTCGAGACCTTCAACGCGGACACGGAACGGCATCAGGAGACGGCGCGCGTCGAGGTCCGCGAGATCGAGCGCGTCGTTTACCGCGACCGCGAGATCGAGAAGAAGGTCGAACTCGTGCCGCGTAACTGGCGCGCGGGTGCGCTCGTGGGGCTCGACGTAAGCCGCGCCTCGCTCGTTCCTCCGAGCCCTGGTCCGCTCGTGTTCGGCGCGCATGTCGAACGGCGCATCGCCGGCCCCGTGTGGGTGGGTGCGTGGGGTGTCACCTCGGGTGCGGTCGGGCTGTCACTCGCAGTCGAGTTCTAGTTCGAGGACAGGCGAGCGACCCCGAGACATGTAGCACTCGGGGCCGCGTTGTGTTTCAATATCCGGTACTCAACATGCCGAAGCCACGTAAACCGAAAAGTTCCCACGAGACGAAGAACGCACGCGAAGAAGTCGCGCGTAAACGTCGGCTCGAAAGCGAGTTCGAGTCCCTTCGCCCCGAGGACTTCGACGTTTCGATCGGGAACGACGGTCGCCGCGACAAGACGTACGCGAGCGAGAAACGGCAAGAGTTCAGCCGAAGCGACGGGGAATTCTACCAGCTTCTGCGCGCGAGCGGGGGTGACCCTCGCAAGATGCCGAAAGCGGAAGCGTCTCGACTCGCGTTCTTCCTCGCGGCAAAAAGCGAGCAAGAGAGACGCTTTCAGAATAAGCGCCTCGCTCGGTCGATCGCGATCGCATCCGCGAACGAAACGCTTCACCTGCGGATGTTGATGCAACTCGCGCAGGAATACTTCACGAACAAGATCAGGCCGGCCGGCTACGCGAAGAGAGTCGTCAAGCGTAACCAATCGAGAACGGCGATCATCGTTCTAAGCGATCTTCACTTCGGCTCGGACCTTCGCGCGATCGACAACCCCGAAGCGTTCGGGGCCGAAGAGGAATCGCGACGGTTCGCGAGCATCGTTCAACAGGTCAGCGATTACAAGAGCCAGTACCGCAACGATCAAAGGTTGCTCGTGTGTGCAAACGGCGATTTGATCGAGGGTGCGCTCGGCCATGACCAGAGAGACGGCGCACCGCTGACCGAACAGAAGGGCGCGTGTCTCCACTACTTCCAACAGGCGATCGCGCAGTGGGCTCGTGACTATCCCTCTGTTCATATCGAGTGGCAACCGGGCAACCACGGGCGCGACAAGCTTCGTCACCCGGGGCGCGCTACGTCCTCGAAGTGGGACGGTCACGAGTGGTGGTTAGGTTACTGCCTCGCGCAAATGTGCAAGGGGCTTCCGAACGTCACCTTCTCTGTGCCGTTCCGCGCTGTCAGTTCGATCAAGGTCTATAACCACTGGTTCCTTCAAACTCACGGCGACACCGAGGTTCGACTCGGCGACCCTGACACGCAAGCGTCGCGGAACGAGAAGGAACTCGCGAAGGTGAACTCGACGCGGGTATTCGGTCACGAGTACGCGGTCGGCATCTTCGGGCACTACCACAAGCTGCGTCGTTTTCCGTGGCGCTCGATCGAGGCGATCTTTAACGGGTGCCTAGTCCCCCCGGCCGGCTATGCTCGCGCGGGTGGATACATAAACGAGCGCTGCGGACAGGTCATCTTCGAGGCTACCGAAGATTATCCCGTCGGCGATCTGCGGAACCTCTACGTCGGAGCGAGCGAGGACCGCGATCCCAAGCTGAACAAGATCGTTAGTCCGTTCCGCTTTCACGAGTCGAATCCGTTCTCGGTTCTGTAGGCTGCTCGACCAGGTGCAAAGGGACCCGACGGTTTCGCGGCTCGGGTCCCATCAGGACGGCATTACAGGACGGACAAGCTAGGAACTCGTAACCGCTGATCGTCAGCGTGGCGCAGGGTTCAGCGGAACCCGGGCAGATTTCACCCGTCAGCATTCGAGCGCAGGCGAGCATACAAACACGAACGGCATCACACCCGAGGTCAGGTTCGACGCTACGGGCTCGTGTTCAGGTGCATTGATGCCGACGAGCGCCTCGCCTTTGAACCGCTCGAAGCACGCGGAACACTCGAACTCTTCATCGAGTTTCGTCGCGCGTCGACCTGAACCCACACAAGCGAACGAAGCGTTTTCAAATGGAACAAGTCGAGCGTAGGTAACAGCCAAGATCCAGAACATGAGTCCTCCAACAAACGCGAACCGCCTCCTGTAACCGGCTCGAAAGCGGGTCACAGGAGGCGGTCACGTCGACCAGGTCGAGCGAACTAGGTGGGCTTCGTCAGCTTCCACGCGAACTGCTTCAGGTCCTTCAGCGTCGCGTCCACGTCAGCGCCCGGGTAGTGCTTCGCGATCTCGGAGCGCATCGCGGGGAGGTTCTCCTGCGCGGTCGCCTCGGACACGAGCCGGTTCACCATGCCGCGCGCGGCCTCGCGCACCTTGGACTTGTCGATCTCGGGCTTCGTCTCGGTACCGCTTGCGGGGGTCTGGCTGGCCATCTTCGGTTTCCTTCCTTGGGTGGGTCCTCGATTCGTTCGAGGGGGTTCGGTTCGTCGACCGGAACAACTACTGTTTACCTGTGAACTGTGAGGATTGCAAGCCCCTAGATCGTCTCGGGCGATTCGGCCGAGCGGAACAGGGACCCGATGAACGACGCGAACCGCGCTCCGAGCGTGGTCGGCTTCGCGGCCGGCTGCTCGTCCTGGGAGGCAGGGGGCACGGTCGCCGTGACGGTGGTCGGCTCGACGGCGGTCGCGTCACGGTAGCTGTTCACGACAAGCTCGATCCGGCTCTTGAAGCGCTCGACGCGGTAGCCCCTCGACGCGAAAGCCACGTCGACCAGACGGTTCACGCGCTCGCTTTCCGTCCCACCTTCCACCGTGGCGAACTCGGTCTCGCGCCCGTTCACCCGCTGAACGATCGAGGTCGCACCCGGAAGGTTCTGGAAGTAGGCGGTCGGATTGCCGAGCGCCTCGCGGATCATCTTCCGACACTGGCTCTTGCTGTAGAGGTGGGCGAGGCCGGTCGAGTTCTGGTTCGTGTTCATGGCTGTGCCGTGGGTTCGAGCGCGGTCTCGGTGGGCTTGCCAGTGACGGCAAACAAAGAGGCTTCAGGACCGCGCTCGCCGACCCGAGCCTCTTTGATATTCAAAACGTAACCTCGACGCGAGAGTTCGCTGATCCGCGTGTAAACGGTCGGCTTACTGCAACGCATACGGGAGGCGATCGAGCGCGCGTCGAGCCCCTCGATTCCCTCTCGTCTGAGATTGTCGAGGTCGAGTAGGGCCGCGAGCGCGCGAAGGTTTGCCTCGAACTTCGCGGCCCGCTTCTTTGGGCGAGCCTGATCCATGCCGACACCTTACCGTTAAGACAGTCGGCAAGTCAACACGGGTCAGGGCTCGATAACCCTGTGTTTGTCGAAGCGACCGAGCAGCTTCAACAAGACACCGACACCGTCGAAAGTGTTATGTTCGGCGATGCCTGAATCTTTGATGTCGACCCTCTTCGCGAGCGCTCGTCGAAGCGCTTCGATGAAGCGAACCGCGCCGTCGATCGAGGCGAGTTCGTCGGGGAGTTGTGTCAGCGATCCGGAGTGGTAGTCGAACCCGAAGCGTTCAAGGATCGCGACCGCGTTTCCGTTGCCCGTCCTGGTTCCCTTCCATTCTCGCGGTGTGTATTTCGCAAAGTGGGTGAATCCCTTTGAACGAAGCGCACGCGCGACCGTGGCAACGGCACACGCGAGGGGGAACAAGTCGTTCTGATCTCCCTTCTGATGCGCGGCCCCGTAGACCTGGGGGAGTTCGAGCCCGACACGGCGAACGACCCACGAGCGATGTCCGAACTTCTTCTCGACCAGCAAGTCGAGGCGCTCGATAATTTCGTCGGCTTGCTGATTCCACCCGTCAGGATGCGCGAGATCCTTCTCGCGATTGCTGACGTAGAAGCCACCGATCACGCGCTCGTCATGCCCAACCCCGACCCCGAAATTACGACCGGGGTCGAGGCCGATGTCGAGTTCGACAAGCCCGTTCAAGGGCAGACACCGAGCGCGATCAGGATGAAGAGGAGCGCTGCGCCGCACGAGCGCAACAGGGCGAAGGTCAGAACGAAGGTCGTCAGGTTGCGGGTCACTGGCTGATCTCCCGCCCGTCAGCGTCGCAGGGATGGGTCAACGTGGCGCACACGAGCCGCGCCGACTCGGCCATGTTCACGCACACCGAAGCGTTCTCGTCGGGGCCGGGAACGCGGACCGACACGAGACGACCCTCGACGTGAACCACCTCGCCGATCACGAACTGGATCGTGTCGCGGTCCGCGCGCGGGATCGCGAGATCGAGACGCTTCTCGCCGACCTGGTCGGTCAAGTTCTGGATCCAGTCGAGCAGCGTTCCGGCCGACTCGGCGAGTTTCGACAGCAACTCGACCGGGTTCTCGGTCGCGAACGCGGACATGACCTCGGAGTGGAGACGATGACGGTACGTCTCGTCCGTGTTCTCGCCCGTGCAAGCGTTCCGCCTCGCCTGCTCGGCCGCGAGCGCGAGCCGCTCGAAGAGTTCCTTACTCGTGCCGTTCTTCATTCGCTTACCCTGCCCTTTCGATACGACGCTGAAGCTCGCGGAACCTCGCGAGGAACTTCTTCTCTGACTTGCGCGGCGACCAACCGAAACGATCCCACAAGACACGCAACCACCAGGACCGACGAAGCGGTGTCACGTCGGGCTGAAACCAATCAGGACGCGGACCGTTGCGCAGGAGTTCGCGCGCCTCGGTTACGAGCATCACGAGATCCGCCGTCTTGATCATGTGACGGTAACCCACCACTCGACCGAGATCGAACGCTTCCATGATGACCCGTTCGAGTCTGTTCTCGGCCAGTCGATACGGCTCGAACTCGGGCGAACGCTTCACGGGCGAGGCGATGTCGGCGAGATATGCCTCGGTCCCGTCATGCAACAGACCCCACAACGCGAGTAGGGCAACGGTCAGAGGATCGAGACCGCGAGCGATCGCGAGTTGCTCGACCAACCACGACACGCGAACCGAGTGTTCACCGACACAGTAGAACCGTTTGATCGCGCCAGTGAATCGGCAAATCATTGATTCATGGTGGGCGATGTCGTCAAGACACACGTCCTCGACGCGAGCAGCAAGAGGCCAGAACCGGCGACCCGTGAAGGTTTGAATCCACGAGCCGCGCCTCGGATCAAAAACGTGCATTTACTTTCCCTCGGTATCCGCGAGCGCTTGTGCAACGCGAGCGCGTGTGATCGGGATGTAGTTCGGATCCTTCTCGAATCCCACAAACTTACACCCTTCCATCAGTGCCGCGATCCCGGTCGTGCCTGAACCCGCGAACATGTCGAGCACAGTTCCGCCGCGAGGACAGACGAGCCGCACGAGCCAACGCATAAGCTCGATCGACTTCAAGGTCGGGTGAAAGTTGCGCGCCCCTCCTGTTCTTCCGGCCCCGGCTCGCGGGCTCTTGAGTCCTGCGCTTCCGTCCTCACGATCGGTCATGTGGCCGGCCGACTTCACAGGCAAGCCGTTACAGCCGTACTCGCGTTCCTTGCGGCTGACCTTGGGAGCGTAGAAGAACCGCGAGGGTCCTCCCTTCGCCGTCTTGACGGCCTGATCGTCGACCAGGTAGAGCGGGCACTCGGGGACACACGTCCCGGCCGCTTCGAGCACGTCTCGCGCCTCGGTGACGTTGCCGGACTCGGCGAGCGTGTTCGCCATTGCTTCAGCTTGATCGCGTGACGCGAGGCAGTAGAGAGAATGGGTCAGGGTGATATGCTTCGGCCATCCACCGAGCGGGTGTGACTCGTCCCTCTCAACTCGACACCCGTCAATATTCAAGCCCCCGGTCCCGTGGGTGAGCACGTTCGACACGAGCGTTCCGGGGAATGGTTTCCTCGCGACGATCCAGTGTTCGCACGCGGGACCGAGCGCTGTTCCCCATCCTTCCCACTGTGCCGCAAGTTCGGTCGCGGGAGCGGTTAGAAGGTTGCCTGGGTTAGTTTCGCTCTCTTTAAACGTTGAACTCCCGAGGTACCCTTGTTTTTGAGAGGGGCCGACCGCGCGTGACGTCGTTCCGATTACTTGTCGCGTTGCGCCGAGTCTCTCGTCAATGGCCTTTCCGAGACTCATAGACTTCGGAAAACCCTGTCCGAACAGGTGCAACAGGATCGATGACGACTGACCGTCAATGATACGCCCGAGCGCGTCCCGTTGATTCACGTCGAGCGAGTCGAGAAAATTGGCGAGCGTGAAGTCGGCTGCGGCGATATCGTGAATACGATCGCGAATCTCGAACCCAGCATCTTCGAGCGCGGTCGCGGTCCAGTGTGAGGTACGCGGGATCGCCCACACAACCGCATAGCCCCCGGGCTTCAGGACGCGGAAGGCTTGTGTGAGGATCATCGTGAGCCACGCAACCCACGCAGCGCGGCCGCCTCGGTTTGAGTCCCATTCCTTTCCCATGAAATCGATCCCGGCCGGGGGATCCGTAACGACCGCCTCGACACTGTTGGGGGCGAGCAGTTCTCCAAGACGTTCACTCTCACCGAAGATGACCGCTGCGCGATCGGTTTCCAGCACCGGAATCATAGGAGGGACACCCTAGCCTAACTGTTAACTATCCGTCAAGCCGCGAGCAGAAGCGGCCGGCTATACCTGGTCCCGCTCGCGGAACACTTTTCACCCTTGCCGGTCTTGTGGGCGAACACCGAACCGTCGAAGTCGATCGGGGCGAGCTTGCCGCACGAGCCTATGCACAAGTCCTGCGGCAAGAGCAGGCCGGCCGCGTTGCGAACTGTTGCGAGATCCTTCGACAGAATGAACCCGAGCGCGGGGTCGGCTTCGATAGCTCCCGCGAGGTCCGGAGTCACCTCGCGCATCGCTTGACGCATGATCTCGGCCATACGATCCGCCGCGTCCGTGAGTTGCCAGGGAGAGAGAAACAGCAACTCAGCGATCAGTTCGTCATGAACCTGAAGCACGAGACGCGAACCATATAGAGGCGACCGACGGTTCGTGTACATTTCCTGTGCAACACGCCACGTTGCGAGCTTCGCACCGACCGCGCCTAAACCCTGGAACGGCGTGTTAAGCCATTGCGTGTACCCACACAAGCCGCGAAGGATGTTCGCGCCCGGGATCATCGCGTCAGTAAACGCGCCGTTTCGAGTGAGGGTTCGAGCAACCCCGAACAATTCCTTCTGTTCTGGCCACGCTTCAAGCCACAACACGCCGTACTTCTTCGACACCGCAACACACGCGGCGCAGACCATCTTGGTTTTACCTTGCACTCTGACGGGTTGCCGCTCGACCCCACACTTCTCGGCAACTTTTGCCAAAACGCAAAACTGAACATTGTCTTTCGCTCGCGCTTGGTAAGCCATCGCGGCATCACCCATCCCCCCGCCCTTACCGAAATTAAAAATCTTAGCGAGGTTGCGGAAAGCTACGACAAGCGGATCCTTTGCTTTGTAGCGTGCGAGTGTTTCCTCGTACGACAAACCTAGGAATGTGGCAGCGGCGACGCAGTGCAAGTCCTTTTTCCCGAGTAGCGCGTCGGCCATGCGTGAGTAACCAACTTCCCATATCGCACGCTGCGCCATGGTCCGAAGCTCTAGACCTCCGTAATCGACCGAGCAGTACATACAAGACGGGCAACCGCACCACTCCCCCCGCGATCTGTGACACTCGCGGATCCCTCCTTTCTGCGGAAGCTGTTGGTAATCGGAACTGACTCGGGTTGTGGACACGAGCGGGTTAAACCGCGCGTTGATCGGAACGTGGATCCCCTGCTCAATCTTCGGAAGGTAGGTGCTGTGATACTTGTCGACCTTACCGGCTTTCGCGAGGTCTTCCAGCACAGGATCACCCGAGTCCGCGAGCGTGTCGCGATCCGTTGCGACCTGTCCCTCGGGGTTCTTCTCGCTCGGGGGAGTGAACGGGGGATCGTTGTTATAGGCGCGAGTTACCAGGTCACGCAGCTTCTTCGTGTCTTTGGTTCCGTCTTTGCGGAAGATCCCGAACTCTTGAAACTTCTTCCGGTTCTCGATCCACTCGCGCTCGACCTTGGAGCGCAACGCGGTAACCGCCGCTTCCTCGGTTCTCACTCCCCAAAGCGAGGCAAGCTGAAGCGCAAGGGAGGCGCGCACCTGGTCGGCTTCCGCGTGAAGGTTACCGCCGTTCGGCTCTTGCTCGGCTTGCTTCTCTTGCGCGAGGAACACGCCGATCGTGTGTCGCGCGTCGCGTCGCGGATAGTCCGCCGCTTCGGCCGGCCAGTCAGACAGAGGAACGTGTTCGAGTTCATGGTACCGCGTGCGCCATGTGTCGGGGTTCTTCTTCGAGTCTTTGATGTTGATCCCGAAGTAACGCATGACGAGAACGTGAAGCGGGTAGTATGCACCTTCATCGTCATCCAACTTGCGACCCGTCTCGGGATCGATGCCATGGCATCCGCGAGCAATGTCGAGAAGCGCCTCGCGAATTGCGATGTCGTGAAGCCTCCCTTCATCCGCCGCGCGAAACACGTCCTCGACGATGTCGGGATCATCCGCCATCATTACGCACAGGTCGTACGCGAGGAACATCCCGACGATACGTGACTTCTTAATGTGCTCGTGAAACCACAACCGAGCCCCCTCTTTCGACAAGAGGAGTTCTGTTCCGGGTTCAGGTCTGGCAATCGAGCCGCACACGAGAGGGGGCGCGGCGATCCCTGGTTGCCTGACATGCGTTTCCGTATCGAAGCCGAACAGCAACACAGAACCTCCAAGGAACGAGCGAGCCCGCGCGAACGAGCATTCGCGCGGGCTCTATCTGACGACGCACTTCAGGACGAGTCTAGAACGGGATGTCGCTCGCGGGAGCGTCGAGCGCAGCGCGGTTCTTCGCGATGGACTCGGCCGTTTGACCCTCGACGTGGATCCACTTTTCGAGGATCATGATCTCGTCTTGCTTCTTCTGTTTGCGCTTGCGGTAGGTCTCCACACGCACGAGCACACCGCGCAGGGGCTGATGACGCTCGGTCGCGTCGAGGGTCATTTGAATAAATTCTTCCGACCCCTCGCCGACCTCTCCCTCGGGAGTGCCGTCAATTCCGCAAAGCATGGACTTTGCGTTACTCGGCCCCATTTCCTGACTCAACATGCACACCTTCGACACGATCGAACCGACCGCGTTCGGCTTGATCATGTCGAAGGTCTCCCGGGGCCGCAGGAGATCGGGAGCCACGTCCACGGGCGACGCTTCGAGGATCTTGTACTCCCCGAGGAACTTCTCGCCCTTGTGACCTCCCGAGAGTTCCATCTTCAGGACCACGCACAGGTACGAACCGTCACGGAAGTAATTCCCTCCCTGACTCCCGCGCGAGCCCGCGATCTTCTTCGCGAGTGCCTGTCTGTTCAGCGTTTGCGACATTGTCGGTTCTCGTTTCCGTCTTTCGTTTGCGAGCCCTGCGATACTGGCCAGGGTCCCGCGATCTAAACTGGAAACCGACCGAGTGTCAAGGGCCGGACAGTTCCGGAAGAAGAGGGATGCACTCGGGCCGGAACATCAGCGCGAGCCAGTGACGAAGCTCGCGCTGCGAATGCTCCAAATCCTTGATCGTCGTGTGGTCCGCCTCGCGACCGAGATAAGGCGCTGCGGCCTCGGGTTGCCACATGGACGCGAGAACCTTCAGCGTCGACACGTCGATCATTCTGTGCGAGACGTGCGCGAGGAACTCGGGCATGTGCCGATGGATGAACCGGCGATCGAAATGGATCGTGTTGCCGGCGAGGTAGGTCACCGACGGATTCGGGCAATGTTGACGAACGAGCGAGGTCAGCCGGAACTGCGCATGTCTGACAGGGATCCCGTAGACACGGCACCTGTCGAGCAGACCGTTACGGGTGTGCATTTCGCGCGCCTTCTCATTCATGCGCGAGATCAGCCCGTCAAGATCGTCGGGCAGAACGAGCCATTCGTCGCGCGCGATCTCGCTCAGGTGTCGATCGGTGATGATCGTTCCGACCTGAAGCACACCCTCGGTATCGGGATCGAGTCCGGTCGTTTCCGTGTCGAGCCAGACGATCCGAATCGAATCAAGCGACGGTTTCGGTGATTGCATTTGACAGCCCTTTCCAGTCAAACGTGTAGTTTCCATACAGCAACTTCTGCGGATTGCCGGTCGTCTCGTAAATATATTGAGCACGACCGCGAGCCATCAGGAAATCACCGATGACCTGTTCGGTGTGAAGATAGAACTCGGCCTCGACCTGGTCGGCATTCTGGCCGGGCCGATGGGTGCGCGCGAGAAGTTGCTCGGTCGCGGCACCGTCACTCGGGCAGTTCCCGATCAGGTTACGCGAGAACATTTGAAGGTTCTTCCCGGTTCCGTGTGCGCGAATGCTGGCAACGATCGACCGCTTGCCCTTCTCGGTGACAATCTTCGTCGACGCTTCAACCCCCGGCCCATAATGCGGAACGTTCGCCCGCTTCGCGACCTCTCGACCGAAAGCGTCGTGTTCGTACCACATGATACCGATCCCGGACTTCAGCCATTCGACAGCGTCGGCGACGAGAAAATCAGACACCCACACCGCCTCGGTGACGGGCTGAACGCTGTCCTTCAATTCCTTCCACCGAGGCCAGAACTCGGATTCCCAGATCAGAAGAGGACCGTTACGGGTGTGCGGCGGAATGAAGATGCTCGTCTCTTGCTGCGTGCATGTCATGGCACCGCGAAGCGTGTCGATCTCTTCGAAACACAATCCCTCACACCCGGCCGTGTGTCTGTGCGGTACGAGCGTCAACTCAAAACATTCGTCGGTGTGTCTGTGTTTGTGAAAGTTGTATCCATCATGCCAGCGGATCGCCGCTTGCGTGATCAGAAGCGGGGAGTCCATGTGTTCCCGCCCGCGCTTCATTTCGAGGCGAACCTCTTTTCGGAAGTTCTTCCGCGCGTCGAGCCAGAGGTCGACCATTTGCTCGGTCTCACCTCGGGGAAATCGCCACTTGTAATAGAATCCCGAGGCGAGTTGCGTCGCCGCGTTGTGGATCTCGATGGCTTCGAGCAACTCTTCGCCGTCAGGCCGACGGTTCAGGTCGACAACCTCGCGGATCAGCCGAAGCACGTCGGCCGGCACCGTCGCGAGCTTCCTCTCGCCGAGAATCAGTGTCGTGCCGAGCGCGCTTTCTTCCGTGGCAATGACCCCGGGGGTCTCTACCAACCGATCCCTAAACCCTTCCCGGGCTGACTGACCAGGGCGACAAAGTCGTTGAAGGTGGCCAGCCGGGGCGCGTTTGTCTCCTGCGTCGAGCGCGGCTGACCACTCGTCGAGGGTGGGTTCGTGGACGGGAACGGGAGAACCTTCGCCGAGTGCGTGTCGGGCATGGTGGCCGATT